TCTACCGCAAGATCCAGAAGGGCGAGCAGCCCACCGTGAGCGAGACGCAAGGCCTCGAGGACGCAACCGAGGCCAGCGTGGCAGAGAAGGCCATGGACGGGCAAGTCCCCGCCCAGGCCACCACCCCAGCCCCCACCCCGCCCGCCGCTGCTGGCGCCCCGCCTGCGCAGACCGGACGGCCGGGCCCGCGCACCGTACAGCCCAAGCCCCAAGAGCCGGAGGGCGGATGGCCCGCTCCCTCGCGCCGCGCCGTTGACTTTCTGATCAACAACCCGAATTCCACCGCTCAGTTCGATGCCATCTATGGACCCGGTTCCGCCGGTAAGTGGATGCCCAAGGCCCCGCAGGAGTAGCTCATGGTCACGATGCCCGGCACACCGACTGATAGCTGGAGCCCTGAAGGCGAGGCCCAGACCCGCGCCATCACGGCGCGCGAGCCGGTGCCTTACAAGCCGGACATGGGCCTCCAGGTGAAGCCGGACCAGAATCCCTATGAGGCCTTCCGCGCCGATACGGATTTCGCGGAGCGATCCGCTCCCGCCGATGTCGATTGGAAAGAGCGGTTCGTCCAGCATTTCCGCAACGCCCAGCAATACGGCACGCCGGGCCTCAATGACCTGGGCGAGATCCAGGACGCCGACATGGGCTATGTCGGTGGTGTCGGTGTCGGCCCTGAGGCCGGGAAGCAGACAGCGGATTTCCTCCGCGACATGCGCCGCGAGCGCCAAGCGCAATTCGAGGGCATGAAACCCGCCGAAACGGCTGGCGACTATGCCGCCGCGGTGGGTGGTGCTGTTGCCGGTGCCGTGACGGATCCTCTCTCCCTCGTCGGGCCGGTGGTCAAGATCGGCACGACCGGCTGGCGCATGGCCTATCCGATGCTCTCACGGCTCCTCGATCACGGCGTCTCCAATGCCGCCATGAACGTGGCGCTGAACGGCGCCGTCCAGGCGGAGGAATTCGGCGCCGATATGCGCGATGAGGTGGACTGGCTCTCGCTCGGTGTCGATGCCTTGGCCGGTGGTGCCTTTGGCATCCCCTTCGGTTACCTCGACGGCCGCGCCGCCGCCGACTTCTACACTCGGGAAGCCGCCCGCGCCGCGTCCGCTCCTCCCGCCCCCGGCCCGATGGCCCCGCGCCAGCCGCAAGCTGAAACCCCGCCGCCCCAGACCATGGCGCCCCCCACCGCGGCAGAGCTGCAAGCGGAGTACAGCGCCCAGGATCTCGCCCAGGCCCAGGAGGATCTCTTTGGCGAGGTGGTGGGCACGCGCAATCTCACCCCCGAGCAGGCGGCGCAACTCGATGACTACCTCAACGCCGGGCGCGCGGGGGATATTCCCCAGGCCGAGCCCGAGACCCCGGGCGGGCTGACCAATGAGGATGTTCCTCTCGATCTCCCCGGCAACCCGATCGGTGATTTCATCGTGCAGCAGGAGGCCGCGGATCTCTCGGTAGACCCGGCCAAGTATCGCGGCGAGAAGACCCCGGCCCTCATGGCAGGCGGCAAGATTTTCACCGGCGAGCGCCATGCCGACGCCCTCGAGAAGGCAATCAAGACCTTCGGCGCCGACAGCCCCGAGATCCAGGCGATCGACGCGGACCCCACCAAGCACTTGGGGATTCTCAATCCCGGCGGCCTGTTCTCCTCCGGTGAATTCCGCCCTGGCATCAGCGGCGACGATGGCCGCGGCGTCAAGGAGGCGATCGCCAGCCAGCGCGCCGCCGAGGTTGACCAGGAATGGGCCGACCTCACCGGCGGCACCGCCCCCGATGCGCCGCCCACCGCCGAGCTGGTCACCGAGGCAACGCCTGCCGCTGAACTTGCCCCCCCAAAACCCCTGGGCCCGGATGCCAAGCAGATCGGCGTCAACGCGGACGGGAACCAGGTGTGGGACAGGGGCAGGGATGACGGCCGCCGCGCCGTGGTGCTCCCCGATGGCAAGGTGCAGCTCGAGACCCCCACCATGCTCCAGGGCCCGGGCTTCGAGGCCAACCCCGCTCGCGAATCTATGTTTGAAGTCACCACCCCGGCACCGCGCCAGGCCCCGCCCGCGCCCCTGCCGATCGACCGCACCGAGCGCCAGTTCAGCCCCTCCGATCTCAAGGTTGACGCCAAGCGCTTCCAGTTCAAGGACGGCGGCGACGAGGCCGGAGTCACCGATCGCCTCAAGGGCGTGAAGACATGGGACCCGATCAAGTCCGGCGTGACCCTGGTGTGGGAGGATCTCGAGGGCAACTTCTTCATTGCCGATGGCCACCAGCGCCATGGCCTCGCCTCGCGCCTCGAGAAGGAAGGCCAGGATCCGAAGATCCGCGCCGTGGTCCTCCGGGAAGCGGACGGCGTGACGGCCGAGGACGCCCGGGCGATCGCCGCCGCCAAGAACATCGCAGAGGGCACCGGCAACGCGATCGACGCCGCCAAAATCCTGCGCTCGCGGCCGGACATGGGGGTCGATCTCCCTCCGACTTCCGCCCTGGTGCGCGATGCCCAGGGGCTCGCCAGCCTCTCGGATGACGCCTTCGGGATGGTTATCAACAAGAAAGTTCCGGCAGGCTATGCCGCCCAGGTGGGCCGCCTGGCGCCGGATCCGAAGACCCATGCCGAGCTGCTCGGGCTCCTCGCCAAAGAGCAGCCGGACAATGCGATTGAGGCGGAGAGCATGATCCGGGATGCCCTCGAGGCCCCGGCCGTGCAGTCCACCATGGAGGATATGTTCGGCTCGGCCGAGGTGACGCAGATCCTTTTCAAGGAGCGCGCCCAGGTCTTGAGCGCCGCCGCCACCGCCATCCGCAAGGACCGCGCCGCCTTCGCCACCCTGGTGCGCGAGGAGGCCCGCCTCACCGGAGCAGGCAACAAGCTCGCCACCCAGACCAATGCAAAAAGGGCCACCCAAGATGCCGAAATCCTCGCAACCCTCCAAGCCCAAGCGCGGCGCAAAGGCCCCGTTGCCGACGCCCTCGCCGCCGCCGCAAAGCGACTTAAAGACGGCGGTTCCCGACAGGTCGTTGTCCGAGATTTTCTCGACCAGCTCCGCCGATCGGGTCCGGCAACTGGTGCGGACGGGGGTATCCCTGGCGCGGCTGGACGCGAGAGTGAAACGGGCATTGCCGCAAGACTAGAGCCTGGCGCTCCGGCGTTCCGCGTCAATGACGATGTGTCCGGCACCTATTATGTGGCGCGGATCCAGCGCCAGGGCTCGCGTTCGGTGCGCGGCAAGAATGCCGGAAACCTCGGGGGCGTGGCTCGCCATGCCGGGCAACTGGACGATTTCGATAGCCCGGCTTTTGCAGGCGGATCGGGCAACTCAATCGCGGTGTACAAGATCACCGCGCCGCCCCAGAAGGCCGGAAAATATGAGCGCTCCAACAAGGTGGGGGGGCAAGCGACATCATCCGAGATCGGCGTGGATCTCACGCCCTGGCCGGATGGCAAGGCGCGGATTGCCTACTCCTTCGGGGAGGATGCAAATTTCACCGAGGAATTGATCACCGAGGTGCCGCTCGAGAAGGCCAAGGAGGCACTCTCCCGCATATATCCGCAGAGCCGCGGATCCTTCGATGAGGCCGGTGACCTTCTCTCGGCCCAGGCGATCGGTGAGGCGATTGACGAGGCCCTCCAAGGCCAGCCCAACATCGCCTTCTCCCGCCGCCCCGTCCAGGCCGGACCGGGGCTGTTTGAAACCGGCGCCGACAACAAACCCCAGGCCGTCATCCCCGGCGCCGAGCGCATAGGCGACAAGCGCTTGGCGGAAATGCGCGCCGCCGCCCCGCTCCGCCCGAAGCGCCCCCAGAAGGCCATGGACCTCGGCCTGTTCAGCGATGACGCCGACCAGCAGGGTTTTGCGTTCTCGGCGCCGAATCATCCTCCGGCCACGGCCAAGGAGATCGGCAAAGCGTTCATGGACAGCCAGCCCGAACGCAGCCTCGACGAGCTTTATGAGGGCGGCATCCTGCAGCGCCGCCAGGACGAGCTGGTCGCCGCCGGTCAGGAGATCGCCCAGGATCTGGGCATCACCTTCAAGAACCCCGGCATCAAGAAGCGCGCCACCACCGAGGAGAAGATTGGCCGCAAGGGCTACCGCTCGACCAAGCAGCTCGGTGACCTGGTGCGCTCCGGCTTCGAGGTGCAGACCCCGCAACAGGCCGATGCCTTGGTGCAACGCTTGGCGGAATTCTTCGATGTCCTTGATGAGGGCTGGATCGTCACCCCGCACGGCTATTTCGACCGCAAGGTGGCGGTGCGCTTCTATGACGGGACGATCGGCGAGGTTCAGGTGTGGGAGCCGCAGCTTGCCTATGCCAAGATGAAGGGCGGCGGCACCGAGCTTTACACGGCCTCGCGCTCCATGCCGGAAGGCCCGGAGCGGGCCCAACTCGAGCAGGCGATGATCGACCTTTACGCGCCGATCGTGGACTCGCTCCCGCCGTCCTGGTCCGCCGTGGTGCTGGGGAATGGCGGCAGCGCGCCGAAGGTGCTCGAGAAGGTCTCCGCCAGCGACTCCGCGCTGGGCAGGACTTTCCCCGACTCCCCGACCTCGATGGAGTCAACGGGGGTCCAGTCTTCTCCCGGCGCCAATATGGCCCAGGCCTTGCCCACCGACCAAAGCGCCGGGCGGCTCTCCCAATCTACGAATTTCACGGATCCCTCCTTTAATAACAGACCTGGTGCAGACCAGGCCGCGGCTCAAGATGGCACGTTGTCACAGGGTACGGCTTCCGATCCCCTGATGCAACCCGGCCCCTGGCGGGATGCCACGGTCATGGCGGTGGACGAGACCGGCAAGGCCATCCCGGTGAACGCTGGAGATGCAGTCGATTTCATGCTAACGCGGATCCAGTCATTGCGGCAACTCCTGGAGTGTATCAATGCGGGTTAAGCGTGAATACCTCACCAATGAGTTGCCCCAGCCGAAAGTCATCGAGCGGGTGGTGGAGAAGATTGTCCCCCGCACCGTGGAGCGAGTGCTCACCGACCCGATCGTCATCAAGCGCCTGGCCCAGATCGAGACGTTGGTGCGCGAGATCATCGCAAACGAGGCCGCCGATGAGGGCCCCGAGGAGCCGGATCCCAAGACCCTCGAGATCCTCGCGCGCCTTGACAGCCTGGCCGCGAAGGTGGAGCAAGCGGCCAAAGCTCAGCCGCTTCCCGCTCCGCCCCAGCCGAAGCAGCCTTACCAGTTCGATGTGGTCCGCAATGCGGCGGGCGACATCGAGCGCATCGTGGCCCGGCCGCTGGTCGGGTCCACCATTTATGCGAGCGTTAAATGATGTTAAGCATTCACCCTGTAACCCCAACCTGAGCGGGAGCCCACGACGATGGCAACCTTTGTTAAGTACGAGCATTTCATCGAAGCCCTGGTGAATGAGGAGGTGGATGTGTTCGGCACCACCGACACGTTCCGGGCCGTCATCCACTCGGATGCCCCCGTTGTGGCCACGGATGACGAGCTGGCCGACCTCACCCAGGTCACCGGCACCGGCTACACGGCGGGGGGCGAGGACATCCAGAACGATGGCACCCGCGCGGGCGGCACTGTCACCATGACGGCCGTTGACGTGGTTTGGACCGCGACCGCTGGCGACTGGGGTTCCGCTCGCTATGTGTCCATCCATGACGATACGGCCACCACTGACATCTTGATGAACTCCTACGACTATGGTTCATCGTTCACCGTGGGCAACGGCGAGACGTTTACCGTTGACTTTGGCGCGAGCCTCGCGACCTTTGCATGATGTACACTGACGCCATCGAATGGGGCAACCAGCCGCGCACGCTGGCGTGGCAACCCCTGGACTGCGAACACATCCTCGCCTGCCCCCGCATTCCGCTGGAGCGGGCGTTGAGGCTGTGTCCGACCGTTCAGCGGTTCCACGACAAGGTGGTCAACAACGCCCCGAACGAGTGCTGCCATCAGGTGGCGAACATCGAAATAGAGGCGTGGTATTCCAAGGCCAGCGAACAGGCCAAGGGCATTCCTGACGTGTACAAGCTGCACTGCTCCTGCGGGCGCTGCCATGTATCGTTTTGCGTTGGCGGGTCAAAGAACCCTGTGACGGGCGAGATCACGCATCCCCGTCCATTTTGGGAAGTCCGATAGATGGCCAAAGCCTATGCAAACCGCGCCTGGATGACCACGGCCACGACCGGAACCGGCACAATTACGCTCGGGACGGCAAAGGCTGGTTATCTGACGTTTGCCGAGGCTGGCGTGGCCAACACGAACACGGTGACGTATGTCATCACGGACGGAAACGACTTCGAGATCGGCACCGGGACCTACACGACTTCCGGCACGACGATGAGCCGTGACACGGTGATTGCGTCCAAGATCGGCGGCACGGCGGGAACGTCCAAGATCAACCTGTCTGGAACCGCTGAAGTGTTCTTGACCATTTCGATGGCCGATGTTGGTCTTCTCGACCGGGTTCAGTCGTGGACGGCGGCACAGCAATTCTCAACAATTGAACTTGGGCACGCCACAGACACGACCCTCGCACGCTCTGCCGCTGGCGTGATGACGATTGAGGGCGTTGAGGTTGTCACGCTCTCGCGCACGCAGACGCTCTCGGGCAAGACGATAACCGACCTGATCCTCGACGGTGCGCTTGACGAGGAGGAGTTCACCATCACGGACGGCGCGGCCTTCGTGATCGACCCGTCGAACGGCAGCTTGCAGAAAATCACGCTTGGGGCGAACCGTACGCCTGCGGCGGCACCGGGCGGTTGGACAGCGGGCAAGGGGCTCTTGCTCAAGATCAACGACGGCTCAGCCTACTCGATCACCTGGTCAACGCTGGGCGTGACGTGGGTGGGCGGCTCGCCGCCGACGCTGGCGACCACCGGCTGGACTGTGGTGGCGCTGTGGCGAGACGCTGACGCGATCTATGGCAAGCACATCGGGGACGTTGCCTGATGCTGATCTGGCAAAAACTGATGAATGCGCCCGCCGTCTCGGGTGGATATTCGTGCAATCTGACCGTTGGGGACTTCAGCGGCATATTGTACGGGTACGACACACCTGCGGGTCAGGGCGTCAGCATAGGAAGCATAGATGCGGAACCAGTTCCGAGCTTCACGATGGCCAGCGCATCATGGACGGGAACGGATCTTGCAGTTTGGTTTATTGGCGACTGCTTGTCTCTTGTCAGTAGCCTGAATGTTTACATTGATGGCGTCAATCGTGGCGGTTCGGGCTCATGGGTTTATAACACCGATATTGCTGGCTACACGACGCTGGATAGAACTGTGACCATCGGCATTACCAGCGGCACCTACCTCTTTGAAATCAAGTAACGGAGCGCAGAATGTCTTACGTAAAAGCCTCCGGTCAGACCATCGTTGAATACCCCTACAGCCTCGCCAAGCTGAAGGCCGATAACCCAAACACGTCCTTCCCGCGCGAAGTGTCCGATGAACTGCTGGCTGAATTTGGTGTCTATCCTGTCCTCGACACGGAACAGCCGACACCGGGAGAGTTTGAGCGGGTAGTCGAGGCGCTGCCAATGTTCTCGGACGGCGCATGGCGCAAGCAATGGACGCTGGCTGTAGCCATCGCCCCGCCGCGCATCACGTCGCTCCAGTTCCGCCGCGAAGTCAGGGCGCGGAACCGCAAGACGCAGTTCCTCAACTGGCTCTCGACGGCCAGCGAGGGTGTGCAGGAATATTTCCAGTTCACCGACATCATCCGCATGACTGATCAGGAGTTTCAGGCATTCGTGACGGCTCAGAATTTCACGCAAACGCAGGTGGATCAGTTCTTCATCGCGGCGTCCAAGCGATAGGAGGTTAGCCCGTGGCTTGGAGTTACGTTGGCGTCTCATCGGTAGCGACTGCCGCCAGCGGCAACCTCACGCTCACGGAGCCTTCGGGCGTCCAGCAGGGCGATCTGCTCGTCTGTGTCATCTCCTACCGCTCAAACGCTGCATTTTCTTCCCCCGGTTCGCCGTGGGTTAGCATCACCAGCCAGAACACTGGCAATACCACAGCAAACGGCACGGGCTCTATCGGCTCGGGCCATATGTTCTACTGCATCCGGGGCTCGTCTGCTCCGGGACTGACATTCACGCGCACCGCTGGCAATGTGGCCCTTGGGCGTATCGTCGCCTATCGCGGCAATAACCGTTCATCTGACGTTCTTGTAACCTCGACCTCGACCACGCTGGCGACGGCGGCAACGGCGGTCAGTGTCACCGGACTTACCACGGCCAACGCCCGCGACCTTGTGGTGTTCGGCTTCTGCGGCGCACGCAACAGCACTGTTACCAATTTTGACGCCGCAACGGACCCGACCACGGCCAGCGGCACCAACTCAAACCAAACAGGCAACCCCGCCGAAGGCACGTGGCAGGAACGCTGCGACAGCGGCACCACGACGGGCGCGGACGCCTCGCTGGCCATCGGTGATGCTCTCAGGGCCACGGCAGGCGCAACCGGCAACCTCACCGTCACCGCCTCCACATCGGCAAGGCATGTCGTCGTTGCGGCAGCGTTCAAGGAAGAACCGCTCCGCACGGTGGTTGCCGATCCGGGCAGTTTTACCGTCACCGGCACCGATGCAAATCTAGAGTTTAACCGTGAGGTAGTAGCCGAGGCTGGTTCCTTTGCCTTCACCGGCACCGCCGCCACGCTGGAAAAGGCGGCGGCAGTTGTTCCTGTTGTCGGCATCTTCGACTCGGGCTTGGGTCCGGTCGCGGGATTGCCCCTCGCTGGCGCTGCTTCCGCCCTTGTCAACAGGTCGATTGCAGCCGATCCGGGCGCGTTCACCTTCACAGGGACCGCTGCTAACCTTGAGTATGGCCGGGAAGTCGCAGCAGACGCAGGCTCCTATGCCTACACAGGACAGGACGCTTCTCTAGAGTATGGCCGTGAGGTTCTCGCCGGGGCTGGCTCCTACGCCTTCACCGGCACGGACGCCAATCTTGAGTTTGGCCGTGAGGTCACGGCAGGGGCGGGATCGTTCCTGTTCACAGGGACGGACGCCAACCTCGAACTGGGGCGTGAAGTTCTGGCAGGGGCCGGAACCTACACGTTCACCGGAACAGACGCATCTCTCGAATATGGCCGGAAGGTCATTGCCGAGGCCGGGGCGTTCACTTTCAACGGCCAGGATGCCAGCCTTGAATATGGCAGAGAAGTCCTTGCGGGCGCGGGCTCATATGTCTTCACTGGCGTGGATGCCAGTCTCGAATACGGGCGCGAGATTGCAGCGGATGCCGGGTCTTATGCCTTCACCGGCTTCGACGCATCGCTTGAGTATGGCCGCGAACTAGCCGCAGACGGCGGAACCTACGCATTCACAGGCACCGATGCCACTCTTATCAAGTCCGGTGCCGATAAGGTCATTGGGGCGGATTCCGGGGCGTTCCTGTTCACCGGCACCGATGCCGGGCTGGAACTGGCGCGCGAGGTTCTCGCAGAGCCGGGGTCTTTCACCGTCTCGGGCGTTGATGCCTTCCTCGAGCTTGGCCGCGAGATGGCCGCCGATGGCGGCGCTTACGCCATCAACGGGACCGATGCCAGCCTGGAGCGCGGTGTCGAGATATCCGCCGACGCCGGGGCCTATCTGTTCACCGGCGAAGACGCCACGCTGCAGAAGCTCTCGGCCCTGACGCTGGTCGCGGAGGCCGGGAGTTACAGCTTCACCGGCACGGATGCCACCTTGATTGTGGTGGTCGCCACCCCCCTTGAGCCGGAAGGCCCCTTCATGGGGCGGCGGAAGAAAAAGAAGCCCGCGAAACTCATCGAACCGCCTATAATGCTACGCAAGAACGACGATGATCTGGTGATGGCCATCGTCGGATTTTACCTGGAGGATGAGGGATGAGCCTGAACAAATGCCTTGCCTCGATCCGCGTCCTTCCCGATGACATCGCAGAAATCCGGGAGCGCGGGTCCGACGCCACCGCGATCCAGTCCTATGCCGATGAGCTGACGGCCGAGCTGGAAGGCTTGCGCGGGCAAATCCAGGCCAAGGGCTTCCCGGTCTCCAGCCAGGGCGTGGCCTTCGCCCGCCGCCCGCAACAGCAAGGCGCTATGCCGGTCAACCGCCCCCAGGGCGGCACCGTCACCCAGGGCCAGGCGGCCCGGCCAGTGGAAGCGCCGCGCCTCGAGGACATCGCGGCCGATCTCCAGGCCTTGACCGGCGCCCCCGTCCGGCAGGGAAGGCTACAGCGCGCCCCGGCAGGCGGCGGCAAGGTGGCAGGCCAATACGACCGCGGCCAGGGCGTCATCCGCCTCCGCGAGGTGTCGGACTTCGAGACCCAGACTCATGAGACCGCGCACTCGCTCGAGACCGAATGGGGCCGGACGCTGAACACCATCAAGCTGGCCAACGAGGCGGAGTTGAAACCCCTCGCCTATGCCGGGGCGGATCCGCGCCAGGAGCTTTCCGAGGGCTTTGCCGAGTGGTTCCGCTACTACGTCACCACCCCGAACTATGCCCGCGCCCAGGCTCCGGCCTTCACCCAGGCCTTTGAGGACATGCTGCGCACCCGGGCGCCGGACCAGCTCCGCCAGATCCAGGGCATCCAGGCGGCCTATCTCGCCCATGTCACCGCCCCCTCGCGCGCCGCGGTGGCCGGGGATGTGGTCTCGACCCGCCGCGGCAATGCCGTGACCGAGGTGATCAAGGAGGCCGAGAAGAATGGCATCCGGGCCACCATCGGCAACTACGCCTCGACCGCCTACACCACCTTCCTGGACAAGCTCAACCCGATCAACCGGGCGGTGGACGAGCTGCTCAAGGTCTACGAGAAGCGCACCGGCAAGGCGCTCGACATCACCTCCGCCCAGGATCCCTACCGCCTGGCGCGGCTGCTGCAGGACAGCTATTCCGCCGGGCACATGGATCTCATGCACGGTGTCGTGCCCTATCGCGGCGTGCGCCCCGAGGGCCCGGCCCTGGCGGATGGCCTGGCGGTGGCCTGGGGCGACAAGTGGACCGGCTGGGATGACGCGCTGGTCGCGGACTTCGCTTCCTATCTCATCTCTCGGCGGGCGGTGCTCGAGTATGACCGCTTTCTGGCGGGCGAGATTCCCAACCCGCCGGGCAAGTTCACCCGCGGCGACTATGAGGTGACGATTGCCGAACTCGAGGCGGCAAACCCGAATTTCATCCAGGCCGCCGAAATGGTCTATGGCTGGCAGAAGAACCTCCTCAAGAAGAAATACGAGGCAGGCTTCATCACCCAGGAACTCTACGAGGAGCTGATCCAGCGCAAGGACTATGTGCCCTTCATGCGCGACCTCACCGACCTCGACCGGGAGGCGGGCGCCGAGCCGAACCGCGTGCTGCGCAACTCGATCATCAAGGCCTTCAAGGGGTCCAAGCGCTCGATCATCAACCCGATCGAGTCCATGATGGCGGACGCCTATCACTTCAACGCCCTGATGCGCCGCAACGATGTCTTCAAGGCGCTCGAGGATCTGGCGCGCCAGGCGGGCCCGGGCGGCGGCGCCATCCTGGAGCGCATTCCGTCCACCCAACTCAAGGGCACATCGGTGGATGTGAACGAGGTGCTGCGCACGGCAGGCAAGGAGGCCGGTCTCAACCCCGGTGACATCGACGCGCTCACCACCCTGGTCGATGACATGATGGGCGAGGGCGCCAATGCCACGGTGTTCCGGGCGGGCGAGATCAACGAAAAGGGTGAGCCGATCATCTACTCCTGGCGCGATGGCAAGAAGCACGCGCTGCGCCTGGCGGATGGCGAATTCGGTAAGGATCTCTACGACGCCATGACCGGCATGAACAAGGAGTCGCGGGATCTGTTCACCGCCACCCTAGCGCTTCCCACGACAGCGCTGCGCTACTCGATCACCACCGCGCCGCCTTTCGTCTTGGCCAACTATGTCCGTGACCAAATGTCCGCCTGGGTTCTCTCGGGCGAGACCTTCATCCCTTTCGTGACAGGCGCCCGCGGCCTCTACGACGAAATCACCCAGCGCGAGATCACCCAGATCTACAACTCCTTCGGCGGCATCATGGGCGGCGCCAATGTCGCGGCCCTCGATCGCGGCCGGGCCAAGCGCGATCTCGGCGCCCTCCAGAAGAAGGGCTATGCCATCAAGCGCTTCGCCTCGATCCGCGGCTTTGCGGAATTCACCGAGCTGACCGAGACCGGCACAAGGCTGGGGATCTTCCGCTCGGCCTTCGACCGCGCCAAGCGCGAGGGGCTGAACGATTACGAGGCCGCGGTGGAGGCGGCTTTCCAGTCCCGGGACTATATCGACTTTGGCCGCCATGGCTCGAGGACGCACGCGGCGCGGCGCCTGGTGACCTTCCTCAACGCCTCGCTCCAGGGCCTCGACAAGACGGTGCGCGTGCTCACTGGCGAGGGCGCCATCCGCAAGGCCATCACCCCCTACATCAACCACCGGGCAGGGCGGCCGCTCTCGGCCCGGGACAAGGCCAACCTCGGCAAGGCGGCCAAGGCCTGGGCCAAGGTGGCGGCGATCGGCGTCTTCGGCCTCGGCCTGTCCTATCTCTACCGCGATGACCCGGAACATGAGGAGATCTCGGAATATCTCCGCGCCACCCATTGGATGGTGAAGCGCGGGCCGGGCGACTGGATCGCCATTCCCAAGCCCTTCGAGCTGGGGTTCATCTCTAACCTGTTCGAGCGCGGTTTCGAGGCGGTTTACAAGCGCAACCCGGTGGCGATGGAGTCGTTCTGGTCCGGCCTGTTCGAGGTGACCGCACCTCCGATGGAGGTGCCGATCTTCAATGTCGGTTACCAACTCGCCCACAATGTTGACTCCTTCGGCCGCCCGATCGTGGGCCGGGATATTGCAGGCTTCGAGCCGTGGCGGCAGTACACCGCCCAGACCTCGGAAATTGCCAAGGGCATGGGCTATGTGACCGGCATGAGCCCGGCGATGATTGATCACGCCATCCAGGGCTTCGGCGCGTCCTGGGGCAAGATCATCACCGACATTTCCCGCGACACCGCCCAAGAGCGCCCGGTGCTCGAGACCATGAGCGGGGCGATCTCCCGCCGCTTCCTCAAGCAAGTGACCTCCGGGGCGACCTCGAGCCGGGAATTCTGGGCCCAGATGTCGGAGTCATCCGGGCCGCTGGCCCAGGGCGCCAACACCTACAAGGAGATATTCGAGTCGCAAGGGGCCACGGCGGCCGATGCCTTCCTCGACGGCCGGGACGAGAACCTCAAGGCCTATGCCAAGCTCACCACGCATTTCGAGGCCAAGGTGGAACGGCTGCACCCGATGCGCCGGGCCAAGGATGCTGTGGCCGCCATCTCTGCCTTGCGCAAGGAGATCGCCGGAAACCGGGTGAAGATGATCGAGAGCGATGAGGAGGAGCCAGAACTCATCACCCTCACGCCGGACCAGCGCCACGGCGCCCAGGAGCTTCTCGCGCGCTTGGCGATGGTGGAGGCGCGCAACGCCCTGATCACCACCGGCATCCCCGGCTGGGCCGGGAAAGAGTACATGGAAACCGAGAGCCTCATCCAGGACATCACAACCCTGGCACCCGAATTGGGCGAGGAATTGCTCGCGCGCTACAGCAAGCGCAAGGTCAACGATGACCAGAGCGTGCGAGAGGTTTGGCCCGAGGTGAAAAATAGGGTATTGGAGGACGGGCAGGAGGCCGATTTCTCGGATCTGCTCATCGGGATGGAGTAGGCAGATGGTCAGCACAATCACCGACAGGCTCTCCGCCGCCGTGGATGGGGTGCCCGTCCAGATCGCCGGGGCGGGCGTGGTCGCCCTGACCCAGACCTCCGGCACCAACGCTGCGGTATGCACCGCCTTCCCCCTGGTCCCCTCATGGGAGGTGAACCAGATCTTCGCCTGGCGCCCCACGGCGGCCAACACCGGCCCCATGACCATGACCATCACCGGGGTGTCGGGGTCTCAGTCAATCACCAAGCCCAACGGTGATTCCCTCGCATCGGGAGACATCCAGGTCGGCCTCGACGTGCTGATGCGCTACGACGGCTCCAATCTGCGAATCATCGGCTCGGGCTTCTAGGAGGGCACCATGCGTCATCTCCCCGTCACCCTCCTCATGCTCCTGATGCTGGCCTCGGCGGCCTTCGCCCAGGACCGCAGCATCTCCTACGACCCCGGCGGCACCAACCTCCGCAGCCTCGCGGCCGACGCCACCACCGAGGTGTCCGAACTCTACAACCGGGCCAAGATCAAATGCACGGCGACCGGCACCAACACCATCGCCTGCGCTTCTCCCAGCGCCCCGGCCACCGCCTATGTGGACGGCATGACGGTGAGCTTCATCGCCGCGGGCTCGAGCACCGGCGCCGTGACCCTCAACCTCGATTCGCTCGGGGCGCGCTCCGTCACCAACGCGGCAGGCTCCGCCATCGGTTCCGGCGATCTGGTCTCCGGCACGCTCTACACCCTCGAGTATCGCACCACCGGCACACAATGGCGGGTGGTCAGTTCAGGAGCGGCGGGTGGTGGCGGCGGCGCGGCGGTGGGCGCCGATTATCTCCAGCTCTCCGGCAATGGCACCAACACCAACGAGCGCGTGTTCACGCCGGGAACGGGCCTCTCCGGCACCGATGCCGGGGCCAACTCCACCTATACGCTTTCAATCTCCGACGCCGAGCTGCTGGCCATCGCGGGCCTGACCAGCGCCAGCGACCGGCTTCCCTACTTCACCGGCAGCGGGACAGCAGCCCTCGCCACCTTCACCACCGCCGGGCGCAACCTCATAGATGACGCCGACGCCTCGGCCCAGCGCACAACGCTCGGGCTGGCCATCGGTTCCAACGTCCAGGCCTACGACGCCGAACTCCAGGCCATTGCGGGGCTGACCTCGGCCGCCAATGCCCTGCCCTATTTCACCGGCAGCGGCACCGCCTCGGTCACCACCATCACCGGCGCGGGCCGCGATCTGCTGGACGATGCCGACGCTTCGACCATGCGCTCCACCCTCGGCCTCGGGACCATCTCCACCCAGGCCTCGTCCTCTGTGTCGATCACCGGCGGCTCGATCACCGGCATCACCGACCTCGCCCTCGCCGATGGCGGCACCGGCGCCAGCCTGTCCGATCCCAACGCCGACCGGCTGCTGTGGTGGGACGATTCGGATGGCACGATGGAATTCATGACGCTGGCCGATATCGCCACCGAGGCCTCGCCAACGACCGGCGACTTCCTCCTGATGATGGACGCGGGCGGCGTGTTCTCCAAGGTGAACTGGTCCTCGCTCCCCTCCGGCGGCGGCGTCTCGGACGGCGACAAGGGCGACATCGTGGTCTCCTCCTCCGGGGCCGTGTGGTCTCTGGACATGGCCACCCCGGTGACGGCATTCGGCTCCGGCGACACCTTCCCGTGCTTCGAGAGCGGCGTGATCAAGGCCTGCGCGTTCAGCGACCTCCCCGGCGCGGGGGGCGGCATCTCCAACCTGGTGGAGGATTCGACGCCCCAGCTCGGCGGCCAGCTCGATGTCAACACCTTCGCCCTCGGGGACGGCACGCGCGAGCTGCTCTCCTTCGTGGAGGATGGTTCCGCCGTCAACCACATCGAGGTGGAGAACAACGCCACCGGCTCGCCCGCGATCCTCCGGGCCACCGGCGATGACACCAACGTAGACCTCCGCCTCGAGGCCAAGGGGTCCGGCGGCTTGACCTTCGAGGGGTCCACCATCTGGCGGGCCGACAATGACGGGTCAGGCTCCGGCCTCGACGCCGACACGGTGCGCGCCACCACCCCCAGCGCCACCGGCTTGAGCATCCTCGGCGCGGCCGATGCGGCGGCGGTGCGGACGGCCAGCGGCACGGTGATTGGGACGGACGTGCAGGGCTATGACGCCGAGCTTGCCGCCCTTGCCGGGCTCACCTCGGCGGCCGATACGCTGGGCTATTTCACCGGCTCGGGCACGGCCGCGACCACCTCGCTCACTTCGGCAGGCCGCGATCTCATCGGCGGGGCAAATGCTTCGGCCCAGCGCACCAGTCTGGGGCTGGCGATCGGCACCAATGTTCTGGCCTATGACCCGGACCTCCAGGCCCTCGGCGCCCTTGCGGATCCCAATGCCGACCGCTTCCTGTTCTGGGATGACTCGGCCGGGGTCTATGAATATCTCACCCCCGGCACCGGCTTCTCGATCTCCGGCACAACCTTGGGGGTTTCCGGGGTGGAGACCATCTGGATTCCCGCCGCCTCGATGACGCCCAACACGACCTCGGGCTGCGCGGCGGCCACGACCGAGACCACCACCAACAAGATCATGCTCAACGTCTGCGACTATGACGCCGCGACGGACGAGGCCGCTCAATTCCTGGTGGGGATGCCAAAAAGTTGGAACGAGGGGACCATCACCGCGCAGTTCTCGTGGACCGCCGCCTCCGGCTCCGGGAATGTGGTGTGGGGGATGCAGTGCCTGGCGCGGGGCGACGATGATGCCCTCGACACCGCCTTCGGCACGGCCCAGACGGTGACCGATGGCCTCACGGCGACCGGCGACCTGATGATCTCCAGCGCCACCTCGGCCATCACGGTCGGGGGAAGCCCGGCGGAGAACGACAATGTGTGGTGCCGGGTCTATCGGGACGCCGACAACGGCTCCGACACCTTCTCCGCCGATGCCCGGTTGATCGGCGTCAAGGTGCTGTATGGCATAAACGCTCTGGTAGATGACTGACATGGGGCTGATCCTCCCCAAGCTCTCGCGGCGCACCCTGCTCAAGGCCGGTGTGGGTCTGTTCGTCCCCTGCGCTCCGGCCATCATCCGCCCCGCCCGCGCGGCCCTGACGGTCAACCAGTTGGGCGGGTTTGATGCCCGGCAACCAGCGGACGCGCCCGCCGGTTCTAACATCCAGTTCGTTGGCGGGGCCACGGCATCGAAGCTCGGCGCCACCAGCGGGAACAGCACCATCGCCCTGAATTCGGGGCTGACGGGAGGCATCGCCAGCTCCGCCTCAAGCGGTGATTTCGTCATTGGGGTGTTCGGCACCGGCTCTCTTGCCGATCGCACGCTGGCCATCACGGACGGGTCAACCGACTACACGCTGATCGGCAGCGAGCTGTTCATCACCAATTCGATCGGCGGCACCAATTTCAGGGTGGCCTACAAGTTCATCACGGGCGACACCACCATCACCTTCGGCCCGACCGGCAGCACCTCTGACGCCGGGACCATGGCGGCCTATGTGTTCCGGGGGGTGAACGTATCGACCCCGATCGACGTGACCACCACAACGGCAACCCAGGCATCGAACTCCGCCGCGAATCCGCCGAGCATCACCCCGGCGACGGATGGCTCCTATATCGTGTGCGCCGGATCCACCGGCCATGTCTCCGGGACGCTCACTTTCTCCAGCTCCGATCTCACGGACTTCCTGACCATCGGGGCTTCAGATACGAACATGGTCAGCCTGGGAATCGGGCACAAACCGGACTGGACGAGCGGACCTTTCGATGCCGCTGCCTTCACCCATGCGGGCGGTTCCTTCGGCTGCTGGGCCGCCATGTCGATCGCGCTTCGGACATCATAGGGGGATGGCATGACAGACCCGCCGCGCGACTACGCCCCCGACGATGAAAACCATCCCTCCCTGAAATGGTTGCGAGAACAATGGGAACAGGGCAACACCAAGAAGCTCGAGGAGATGGTCGATCTCTGGGAGACCTTCGAGCTGATGGGCCGCATTGGCCGCGGCGCCCGGCGAGCCGTCATCATCCTCGGGAAAATTCTGGTGTGGTTCGCCGGTCTCGTCGCAGCCTGGTGGGTAGTGGTCGAGGGCATCGTGAAGATCAACCGGGCAGGCGAGTCATGAGGGTTCTCAGCAACGTCATGCCCGCCGCCATTGCCATCCTGCTGTTTATGGTGGCGATCAACTCCGCCGATGTCATCCATAAATGGTGGGAGGGCCGGGGTCCGGCCATCACCTGGTACGGGGCCAGCGCCTCGCCCGCGACGGTGCGCCCCGGCGATTCCTTCGAGATCACCTACACCGCCAATGTCCACCGGCAATGCCCAGCCGACATCCGGGGGTTTATCTTCGCCCCCGATGGCACTGTTCCCATCAGGTTCCCCGTCATCTCCGGCGGCTACACCCGCCCCACCGAGGGGCCCACCGAGATCCGGGTGCGGCTGGTGGTGCCGTTGCAATCGGACCCGGGCCTCGCTCCCTTGAGAACCGGGCGGCACATTTACCGCAACCTGATAACGCGCTATTGTCCCTCTGGAGTTGAGATCGACGCCGCCGTGCCTGATGTCCCGTTCCATCTGGAGGTGCCATGACCCGCTTCGAGATTATTCTTGGATGCCTGATCACCGCGGCCATTGTCTGCCTGATGATCTTCCTGATGCTGGCGGTGCGCCCGGCCCATGCCCATGACCCCTACACCGGGAAGATCGACAGCAAGTTCAAGAACGGGTGTTGCGGCGGGAGCGATTGCGCCGTGCTCAAGGTCAAGCCCGGGATGCTCACCGGCGAGGGCGACGATCTCCGCCTCCGCATGACCCTCGAGGAGGCCCGCGAAATCAACCCGTACCGGGCCAAGCCGGTGGACACCATCATCACCTACGACCGGGTGCAGGATAGCTGGGACGGCAACTATCATGTCTGCCTTCGCACCCATGACGCCCGCATGCCATCGGGCGAACCCGACACGGAACGCGGCTCTGTCTATTGCTTCTGGGCCCCCGGCAACACATAGGAGAGACCAATGGCAAAGCGCCGTTCCACGGACTTCATCGTCATCCATTGCAGCGCCACCCGCGGCGTGCAGGACATCGGCGCCGCCGACATCCGCCGCTGGCACAAGGCCCAGGGGTGGAAGGACATCGGCTATGCATTCGTCATCCGCCGCAATGGCAAGGTGGAACTCGGGCGCCCCCAGGGCGACATCGGCTCCCATGTCAAAGGGTACAACCACAATTCGGTGGGCGTGTGCATGGCCGGTGGGCTGGATGACAAGACCTGGAAGCCCACGGATAATTTCACGGCGGCACAATGGGCCAGCCTCAAGGTGCTTGTGGCCAAGCTGGTGAAGGACTATCCCCGCGCCAAGGTGTGGGGTCACCGGGATTTCCCGGCCGTGAGTAAAGCCTGCCCTTGTTTCAACGCGAAGACGTGGGCACGCAAGAACGGATTCCCAATCTAAAGGAGAACGACCATGAAAGAGATATTCGGCAAGCTCACCAATTCCTTCGGCACCATCACCGGCATCCTGACGGCCCTCTCGGCCTTCATGGTCAGCATCGGCTGCGCGCCGGGCGCCACGGACTTCGCGGCCACCTGTGCCGTGCCGTGGCTCCCGCCGTCCTGGATGCCGATCCTCGCCGGCATCTTCGGCGTGCTCACCCTGGCGGGCAAGGCCCTGCGCCCCGGCGGCTGGCTGCATAGCCTGTTCGGCGGCACGGCGGTGATCGTCCCCGACACCAGCCCGCTCTCCGGGCCGGGCACTGTCACGCCGGAACAGGTGAAGACACCTTGACCTGGATCAAGGCCGCGCTGGCGCTCCTCCAGATTGTCCGTTCGATCATGGACTATCTCGAGCGCCGCGCAGCCATCCAAGAGGGCGAGCGGCGGGAGGTGGCCAAATCCCTCGCCGCCATCGCCGCTTCTGCCCAGATCGCCATCGAAACAAAGGCTGAAATTGAGAAGCTCACCGATGCTCAAGTTGATGACGCTCTTGCTGGTGACTTCCGCGATTAGCGGCTGCGCCATGCGGCAGGCGCCCGAGGCGCGCGATTCGGCGTGCGTGGCCTTCGAGGTGATCCGGCCGTCGAAGGCCGACACCCCCGGCACCAAGCGCCAGGTGCTCCAGCACAACACCACCTATCGCAAGCTCTGCCCCAAAAAGTAACGGGCGACCAGGGGACCAGTCGCCCGCTCGGGCCTGCGCTACTCTCGGTCTCCGGGGCCAAAGCGGCCGAAAGCCCTCCGTCCGATGACGCGCTGACCCTACCGCCCGGCAGGGCGGATCTCTACAGCGGCTTGCCGTCCGGGCCGACCAGCGGCGCCCGCTGGCTGACCTTGAGCGCCATCAGGCCAATGGCCTCACTCAGCTTCAAGGCATCGGCCACCGGCATGGGGAAGGCGATCCACCCCATGCCCGGGTGCGCCACGGCAATCACCACATCGACCTTGGCCTGTGGCCCGGAGGCGCCGGGCGAAATGTGGAACATCGCGCCCGAGACCACATTCTTGAAGACCGGCCGCGGGTCCAGCGTGCGCGGGATCTCCGGCTTCATCTTCGCTCGGGCCTTGGCCAGGTTGAGAATTACCGTGTCCAGCTCATAGGTCGAGAGGACGATCTCGGCAGCGGGCTTGTCACCCTCCGGCGTGATCTCGATCTTCATGCGCTCGCTGGTCTGGTCGATTGAGAAATCGAGCTGGGTCAAAACGGCACCTCCCCGAAATCCTCCAGCAGCGGAGGCTTGTCCAGTCTAGCATCGACCCAGCCCATGACGCGATAGAGGTTCTTCTGGGCGACGATGCGCTTTTCGCGCTCGTTCTCCTCTCGGGCTTGAGCCATGTCACGCTGGCGCCGCATGTCCTCGAGGGACTTGCGAAGCTCGGTCACGGCGGTGTCCAGGATGGTTATCCTGCGCCCTGCGCTCTCCAACCTGTCGAGATAGTCTTGAGCCTGAGCCAAAGACGCCTTCCGCCCCTCGAGTGCTTGGTCAAGCTGCTCCCTGAGTTGCCTCACCGTCTGCGCCGCCCTAAGCCCCATCGCCGCCCCCTGTGATGGCCTCGGCCAGTTGCGCCGCCTCGGTTGGGGCCACCTTGCCTTGCAGCGCCGCGATGGCCTCGTCCAGCTCCTTGCCGAGTTGGTCGAGATGCGCGACAAATAACTTCTCATCCTCATCGAGGATGGTTCGGATCTCGGTAAAGCGGGCAGCGAGCTTCACCCGCATGGCCTCGACATCCTTCTTGTGGAGACCGAGCATGTCGATCACCTTTTCGGCCACGGCCGAGATGTCACTGGCCCGGGAGATCGCCCGCTGGGTGGCCTCCATCATTTCAAGATATGCGTTCTGCACGGTCTCTCTCCTATTTCCAATTGATCAAATGCACGCCGCCGCCAACCATGAAACCCCCTCCGGCAGCGCCGATGATTGGCTCTCCTATGAGGTAGCCCGCCAGCAGCAAGGAGGCGCCGAGCAAAAAATAGAACCAGCACGTTCTCTCGACGATATCCATCAGGCTGGCCCCTTCACATGCCCGTCTTCAATCACGATAGCCGAGGGAGAGCGATCATCCACCCGCTCGATCCAAACTTGGAAGTCATGCTCCTTGGCCATGTCGGCCACCACCTTCATGGCGTCCGAATCCAAGAGGCTCCCGTCCATGATGCGGAGCACCCGGATCCGGGGGTTCAGCGCCATGGCAAGGGCGACCGATATCCTGATCTTCTTGGAAGCCGCCGCCTGCGCGAAGGGGAGGCCGTCCACCAGCACCTCGCCCTCCCCGAGGGTGAGACCCTCCACCGGTAGCTTGGCCGCTGCAATGGCCTCTGAGCGTGTCCTGGCCCTATCCTCCATCGCCTGTGTCAGGGCCTCGGCCTGGGTGTGGAAGTCCTGGGCCTGCTTCAACAGGGCCCGGCTCTGCTCCTGCGCGGCGTGGAGGGCGTTCGCGCGCTTGGCCAGCTCAAGGTCCGCGGCCAGTGCGGCGGTGTCCAGCGGCTCCGGCAGGGGCGGGGCGGCGGCGATCTTCTCCTCGATCTCCTTGGCCTTGGATTCGGTAATCTCGATCCGGTCGCGGAGCCGACCGATCGTTTTCTCCAACTCCAGAATCTCGGCCTCGGTCTCGGCAATCTCAAAGCGGTAGTTCTCCAGCAGCTTCTGTGCCTGCGCCCGCCGCCCCTTGCGCTCCACGATGGCGGTGTTGTGGTCGCTGGCCCGCGCCAGATCCGCGAGAATCGGGGCCTCGTCCACCCGATGGACTGGCTCCAGCGGCACGGCGATCGCCTCGGCCGCGACCCGGGTCTCCTTGGCCCGGCGGTTCAGGCCGGTGCGGCGCTCATAGTCCGCCTTGTCCGCGGCGATCGAGGCATCGAAATCGAAGTTAGGCACCAACGCCTTCATGGCATCGAACTGCTCGCCGGGCTTCATGCGCGAGAAGGCCAGCGGATCCAGGGTAAACCGCCCCACCAGTTCATTGAGAAGGGTCTGCGGGCTCTTGGGCCGCATACCGTCGGGGGTCTGGACCTGGAGCAATGTCGAAAACTTGTTGCCCTCGACGCGGCGGAACCTCCGGGTGACGATGAAATCCCCGAGGTCCAGGCTTACCATGGCCTCGTCCTGGCCTGTGCGGATCGGCTCGACCGGGATGACCTCGGCACCGCCCAGCGCCATCCAGATGGCATCGAGCACGGAACTCTTGCCCTGCTCGTTGCGGCCGGTGATCTCGACCACCGACCCCTCGGGCCGGATGGTGACGGCGGACAACCGCTTGATGTTCTCCGCCCTCAGTTCAACGATGTGCATGTCATTTCCTCCGTTCGTTTTTCAGAATTCCCAGCACTCTGGCCCGAATCTGCGGATCCCAGGGTGTGGCCATGATGATCACCCGCTCCATTTGAATCCGGGATTTTCCCCACAATCTGGCGCAAATCTCGAGGGGATCTATCCCCCATTGCGCCCACCATGCGCGCTCGTCACCGGCATCGTGCTGGCACCCGGTGTTCAGCCGGTGCAGCTCCGGCGCCAGAGGCAGGCACCATTTGTCATCGGGCTTCCGCGCCGCCCCGGTCTCCGGCTTGCCGTGCTTGGCATCGGCATAGCGGATGTGGGCCGCCTCCGCCGGACGGCCCGACAGGATGCAGGGGAGCTGCCGGATCAGGTCCAGATAGGTGGGGGAGGATCCGGCCCGGATCTTCCGCCGCTTCGCTGGCTTGGGATGTTTCACAGCCCCTCGAGATCGTTGCGGTGGGCGTTGATGGCGTTCTGGATTTCGGCCCGCGCCGCCTCGGGCAGGGCCGCGAGATCCGACCGGCTATCCTCCAGCCATTGCTCGAGGAGGGTGGCCGAGGACCAGCTCTTGGCCGCCTTGATCATGTTGGCCACCTGGACCTCGACCGGCACCGGCTCGGCCTTGCCCTCCTCGATCTCGCCGGTTTCAGGGTCATAGTCTGACAGCTTCGCGGAGCCCGGGTTTAACGAGTTGCGGAGGTTAACGGCAATCTGCTCTGGCGTGATAACATTGACCGCCCCGGGGTCCATGTTAATTTCCTCCGCCACATTTGAGGGCGTGTCATCCTCGAGGAAATTGTCCACCCGCTGCTCCTCGCGCGGCGTGACATCGCGCATGGTGCGGGCCTCCTCGGGATCATAGACGCCGAGCAGCAGCTCCGGGAAATAGCGCCGCGCCCATGCTCGCGCGCTGGAATAAAATAGCTGCTGGTCCGGGTCGTTCTTCCAGAGCGGGCTATTCTTCACCCCGATGTCCTTCACCTTCGGGGACTCATAGGGGAGGAGTTGGCCGTCATGGGTCTCCGGCTCGAGGATGCACTGGCGATCGGGCCCGGCGCCCACATAGCGCGGCACCAGCCTGCCCTTGATCGGGGCGTGCCGGTTGATCACCGATGTCACAAGCTGGCTCTCATAGGCGAGGATGTCGTTGACCGCGTAGGTCTTGGTGGCCACCGCGAAGGGGTCCATCCGCCAGGCGCGGGCCCGCATGGCCACGGCGAGGCAGGCACCGGGGTTGCCCCGGAGGTGCTTGGGGATGGCGACATCGGCCTTGCACATCACCTGTGCGAATTCGATCATGTCGCCCAGCCGCTCGGGCATGATGACCCCGCCATCGGTCAGGCTCAGATCGTGGCCCACCTTGGCGCCCACCTGTGCGGGCAGCATCTTTGAATCGTTCGGCATCGGTTTTCTCCTGGTTGGTCGACAATACTAACCTCCTGCAAATGCTAGAGGAATGCGGCAATTAGAGCCATTTTGGCATGTCTTCGTCGGCAATGGTGAACGGCTCGTCCGTGTTCACCCATGCGTCCGTGCCGAAGCGCTCGAGGTGGTCCTTGTAGGCCGCCAGCGCCGTGTTCACGGCATAGCGCCCGGAGGCATGGGCCGGGCTTCCATTGGGGATCTGGTAGGACTTGGCCACCGGCATCCCATCGGCCCGGAAGAACACGAACGCCCAATGCGCCGGGTTTACCAATGCGTTGAGCATCCACTCTTTTGTCGGCGCCGACCAGCCGGGGGCGACATGGACCGCGCCCTCCTCGAGCAGCTTGGCCGCGGCAACGTGCCCATTGAGATAGTGGGCGACCTGGATGTCATAGCGATAGTTGAACAGGTCTTGCAGCACGGTCTCGTCCAGTGAGCGGATCCGGTCCTTCGAGCGGAACGACTTGAGATCCACGATGGCCCGGCTTTTCCAGTAATCCCACCGCGCCTTGCACGGCACGCCGTCCTCGTACCAGAACACCGACACCTCCGGGAAACCGCCGGTGAAGGCGTTCGCCAGATTCGGGTTCTTGGTGATGTGCGCGGCCGCCACCATGATGCGCTCATAGGTGGTCTCGGTGAGGAGGTTGACCCCCATCTCCCGGACCATGCGCTCGTTGTCCGCCTTGAGCTTCTGGGGGACCGACCCCTGCTCCTTGATCCATGTCTTGAGATCCTCGGCCGAGACCGAATCGCCGGTGGTCCCGCCGATGAATGTATAGTCCCGCGCAAAAGCCTCGACCCCGTACAGGATCCGGTGATGCAGCGCGCGGCCGAAGGTCTGGGCCATCGTCGGCTCATCCGCTGGGCGGAGCGGGTTCATGTGCGATTCGAACCAGTAATCCGGCGGGCAGGCATAGAGATTCTTCATGCTGCTCGACCCGATCCACGGCGCCGCGTGATAGGTGTCCTCGTCCAACCCGAAATAGATGCCGGGTGTGATGTTCGTCGCCAGAGGGAGGCGGTCGGGAATGTTGTCCATGTCAGTTTTTCCTCATCAGTCTACAGTCACCGTCAACTCGATCGCCGCGGCTCCAGGTCACATCCCAGGACATACACCGTGAGGCGATGCACATGGTCCCCCGATCGGGTTCGCCTTCATAGGTGCGGTTGTAGGCGTTGCCTTCCCCGTCATTGGAGCGCGCAAACGGGCACCACTTCCGCTTGGCTTCATCTTCCGTCATGGGGTTTCTCCTGTGCAATTTGTCGCAGCCATAATGAACAGAAACTTGCAACGCGGGCAACATAAACTGATTGCGCAATTTGTCGCACCGTGGGATTGTGAAGGCCTTCAACCTCACAGGAGAAAGCCCATGGTCAAGAGCCTGGAGCCAAAGAAACCGCGCGTTCTCAAGGACAAAACCGCCCCGGTCAAGGCCGCGCCCGTATCGAATCAGCCGGACGCGGAAGCCTTCCACTATCACCTCGGTGCCATCGTTCGAAAGAACGCCACCATCCAGGCGCACCGCAAGGAGCTGAAAGAGATCCGCCGCGCCGCCATGGACGCGGGCCTCAACCTCCGGGATCTCGACACGATCATCAAGATGCGGGAGCTGGAACCGGAGACGGTGCAGGCCGACATCTCCCGCCTGGTGCAGTATGCCCAATGGGTCGGGCTCGCCCCCGGGACGCAACCGGATCTTTTCCGGGACGTTGCCCCGAAGGTGGACGCCGAACAGGCTGCGGAAGATGATGGCTATCGGGCAGGCATCGAGGCCAACGGCGGCCCGGCGATCGAGCCCGAGCGCTACGACACCACCTCGGAGATCGGCCAGGCCCGGCTCCGCGGCTGGAACAGGGGCCAAAGTGTGCTGCATGAGCGCTTCCTGGCGAAGCAACCGGCGCCCCAGGGCGAGACCGTGCAATGAGCTGGAGCGTCCTCGCCATCGACCAGTCCATGACCTCGACCGGCTGGGCGCACCTCAAGAAGGGCCAGCGCACCCCCACCTGGGGGAGGTTTACCCTCCCTTCCTGGCATGACCGCGAGGGGGAGTGCCTGTGGAAATGGTTTAGCTGGCTCGGGGAAAAGGTGGTGGAGACCCAGGCCACCACCCTCATCCTCGAAAACACGTTCATTCCGCTGCACAATGAGGGCCTCACCAACCGCATCGCCCAATATGGCCAGCTCGGCATGGCCTCGGCGGTGGCCCACCTCTGCACAACCCAGAAGGGCCAGCCGGTGGAGTTTAGCGTGGTCACCCCCGGGCAATGGCGCAAGGCCTTCCTCGGCGCCGCCGATCCGCCCAAGGGCCTGGTGCAGGCACAACGCAGGACATGGCTCAAGGAGAGGTGTGTGGCGGAATGCCACATTCGCGGGTGGCTCGTTGAGGGCAATGATGCCGCCGACGCATTGGGCATCCTCGCCTATGCGTGCGGCGCCATAGATCCCGCCTTCGCCATCCAGCAAGGCGCCCTGTTCCGGCGGGCCGAGATGAAATGCGAGAATGAGGAGAGGAGCCTGCGATGACGGCAGAGATCGACCCCGACGAGTGCAAGGTGACCGTGTGCCGCTGCGAGAAATGCCCGGAGATTCATTTCACGGTCACCGGCCCGGACGGCGATACGATCTTCACCTGGGCCCTCTATGACACCGAATGGGAGCAGCTCATCGCTGACTATCGGCGCATGGCGAGCGGGGCGGATCTGCAATGACCCACCAGCACGGGGAGAAGCGCCCGGGGGTTTCCGTTGCGGTGTGCTCGAGCTGCAAGCAGGCGCACCTCGTCATCACCGAGGCGGGCCAGAACATCGTTTCCGTGGCCCTGACCCGCGAGGAATGGGCCCGGCTCATCGGCGCCTATGGCGACGTGATCACCATGATCCACAACCAGAACTGAAAGGAAACACTGATGCGTCACGCCTACATGTTGCCCTCACTAATGTCCGCTCTCAGCGCCTCCATCGCGCAGATGGCCCCCACCTCGGCCCACCACTGGATTGGCCGCGACACAGCCCAGAAGCGGGAATATGCCAAGCGCACCTCTCGCTACATGCCGCACCAGGGCGAGCGCGAGATGGCCCGGCGGCGCAAGCAAATGGGCAAGGCCTGACAACAAGAGGACGGCGGCACATGACAGATCTACCAGCGGGCGCACTCCGCACGCGCGATGCCAAGGTGTGGAAGCGCGACCCCTATGATTACTACCGCGAACCGGACTGGTGCTCCGAGCGCCTGTTCCACGTGGAGCCGTTCCGGGGCGGCATCCTCGACCCCGCGGCCGGGAGCGGGGCCATCCTCCGCTCCGCCCTGGCCGCGGGCTACCGGGTTGAGGGTTCGGATCTGGTGATTCGCAACCCGGCTCTCGTCGGAACAGAACGCGACTGGCTCGAGGCTTGTTCCGAGCGCTTCGAGAACATCGTCAGCAACCCCCCCTTCAAGCTGTGCGACGATCGCCGCGCCGGAACCCGCCCCTTCGTGGAGCGCTGCCTCGAGCGGGCCGAGCGCAAGGTGGCCCTGCTCCTGCCCCTCTCCTGGCTAACCGGCGCCGAGCGCTCGCACTGGCTCGAGCAATCCCCGCTCCGCCGGGTGTGGATCCTATCCCCCCGACCGTCGATGCCGCCCGGCCATGTCATCGACGCTGGCGAGAAGCCGGGCAACGGCAAGGAAGACTTCGCATGGTACGTGTGGCAGATTGATTTCGACGGGCGGCCGGAGATCTCATGGTTGCGGAGGGATGCATGAAATACCTATCCGTATGCTCCGGCATCGAGGCCGCCACCGTGGCGTGGCACCCGCTGGGCTGGGAGCCCTTGGCCTTCGCGGACATCGAACCCTTCCCGCGCGCCCTCCTCGCCCACCATTACCCGCACGTTCCGCTGCATGGGGATTTCACCGTGCTCAAGGACCAGCCGTGGATCGTGGACGCCGATGTCCTCGTCGGCGGCACCCCCTGCCAGGCCTTCAGTGTGGCCGGATTACGCAACTCCCTCGCGGATGACCGCGGCAACCTTTCACTCGAATATGTGAGGCTCGCAGATGCAATTGACGATGTTCGATCCGCCGCCGGAAGGCCCCCAGTCATCGCCGTCTGGGAGAACGTCCCCGGCGTCCTCTCCGTCAAGGACAACGCCTTCGGATGCTTCCTCGCAGCACTGGCTGGAGAGGATGCCCCACTCCTCCCGACAGGGGGAAAATGGACGAACGCGGGTGTGGCTCTTGGACCCGCGCGAGCAATCGCGTGGCGGATCCTCGATGCCCAATATTTCGGACTGGCCCAACGCCGCCGTCGTGTGTTCGTTGTCGCAAGTGCTCGAGCAGGGTTCGATCCCGCAGCGATTCTTCTTGAGTTCGAAGGCCTGCGCCGGGATACTCCGCCGCGCCGAGAAACGGGGCAAGACGCTGCCTCCGGCACTGAATGCCGCGCTTCGGTCAGTAGCGGCAGCGGATGGTGGTCCGACAGCAGCGGCCTAGGAGCGACCCTGCGGGCGCAGGACAGCATCGCCAAGGCGGACACCCTGGTGCATGGCGGCACGGGGCAGCGCAGTCACTGGGACGGGATGGAGAATCCCCATCCGACCTTGAACCAGTCGTTCAATACCGGGGCCATCGGTTACAGCAACCAGGAGCTCTTCAGCCAGCGCGGCGCGGGACTCGTCGGCGAGGCCTCGACCGGCGATATCTCCCACTGCCTCAACGCCGGCGGCATGGGGCGACAGGATTACGAGACCGAGACGCTGGTCACCCACGCGCTTCGCGGCGAGGGCTTCGATGGCAGTGAAGATGGTACGGGCAGAGGTACGCCGCTGGTGCCGGTCGCCTTCTCGGCCAAGGATCACGGCGCCGATGCCTCTGAGGATCTTTCGCCGACTCTGCGAGCGATGCCGCATCACGGCAGCCACGCCAATGGCGGCGGACAGATGGCGGTGGCCGTGCCACTCCTCGAGGTCGGCAAGCGCACAGGCGTCTCGACCGATGACCCGCGCGCCGGCATCGGCATCGGGCAGGACGGAGATCCGATGTTCACGCTGCAGGCCGGGGCGCAGCATGGTGTGGCGCTGTCGGTCTCCCTCCGTGGCCGCGATGGCGGCGGCACCGCAGAGCTGGGCGGCGACATCCAGAACGCGCTCAGAGCCTCCCAAGGCGGTGGCGACAAGCCGCATGTGCTGGCGGCGACCTTTCAGCAGTCGAGCATGAAGGGCAAGGGCACCATCGGCTATGACGACAGCGGCATCGCCAAGCCGGTCAAGACACAGATGGACGGGCAGATGCTTCACCAGCACATGGCCGTGCGCCGCCTGACCCCCGTCGAGTGCGAAAGACTGCAGGGATTTCCTTCGGTTGTAGAATTTCCAGAGGATGACATGACACGCGACGAAATCATCGCCTTGGCCTTGGCCGCAGGGCACATCACGGCTGACACTGGTCTTGGCAAGGCCTATTGCACGCGAGGCCCCGGCGGGGTTCCAATCACTCCCGTGGAGATCGGCGGCGTAGGAAAAGGCGGTTACATCGTGGCGTCAGTGTGTGTGGGAAAGGTTCGCAAGCAAGTCTATCTGCACCGCGTAATCTGGATAGCCGAAAACGGCATGCCCCCAGATGGGCTGGTGATCGACCACATCAACAACGACAAGACCGACAATCGCATTGCCAACCTTCAACTGCTGACGGCCCGCGAGAACTCATACAAGGCACGCGATGACGGGCTGTACCACAAGGATGACCACCCTCTGACCAAGGCAACGGTCAAGGTCCGAGAACGTATCTTTCTGGAATACCAAGCTGGGGGAGTAAGCTATTCAGAACTTGCCGAACGCTACGGCCTCACGAAGGGCCGCATCGGGCAAATCGTGCGAGAGTACGGCTACACCAACATCCCGTGGCGCGGGAAGCCAGAGGCCCCTGACGGCCCGAGGTACAAGGCGCTCGGCAACTCGATGGCCGTGCCCTGTATGCGCTGGATCGGCCGGAGAATCGTGGAGGCCCTGAAATGAAGATCCCGATCATCCCCCCCTATAAACCCGCCACCGGCGTCACCCAGAGCCCGCCGGTCACCCGCCACCGGCGCCCGCCCAAGGGGCGATTTGCGGACACCGAGGCCCACATCGATGCCTGGTATCTCGACACCGCGCTGGCCACCGTCCGGGAGATGTGGGCGGACCATTCGGCGGCCGACATCGCCAAGGAGATCTATTGCCGAACCGGCTACTATGGCGCGAATGTAAAGCTCGTTTATGCGCTCAAGGCTCGCCTTGACACAGCCAGCCGCAACGGGCGAGAGTAGCGAGTAGAGAAAAGGCCCGGCGCTGATGACGGTCAGCCCGGGCCCAGATCGACGGACAACTGTTTGCAAGAGGAAATCAACGCCGATGGGACGGACTATACCGAAGGCAGCGCCGAAATCAACCTTTCGCCGCTTGGACAAATACCTCTATGTGGCCAGAACTATTGAATGTCCTCCGGCCGCAGCCGTTGCGGTATGCGTGATGAGAAACACCGGGCGATCTCCTCGTCTGATCTCCCGCGATCTCGACATACCCATCACCGTGGTGAACATGATTCTTCGCGCGGCTGAACCGTTCCTTCGCAAGAGAAAGGCCCAGCCATGAAGTGGTACAAGCGCGACCCGGAGGCGGCACTCCGGGGCATGCAAATCCTCACTCTCGAGGAACGTGGTGCCTACAACACGGTGCTCGACCTCATCTATAGGTCCGACAACCTGGTGCGCGACGATGACCGATTCCTGGCCGGACACATGGGCTGCGATCTGCGGGTGTGGCGGCGCATCAAAGCCCGGCTGATTGATCTGGAGAAGATCCAACTTGAGGGTGGATATATCAGGAACGTAACGGCTAGCTTGGTACTTAGCCAAGCCGTAGCTGCGGCGGACGTAAACGCTAGCAAAGGCCGCAAGTCTGGTATTGCTCGCAGCAAAACAAATGCCTTAGACGAACAGAGGCCTGAACCGAAATCGAACCATAGAGATAGAGATATAGATAGGGGGAAACCCCCTATATCCCCCGCGACGGTGGTGGAACTCCGCCCTGCTCCCGAGCCTCGCGGTGTGGCGGCACTCAGGGCCGAGGCGGTGGAGCGGAAGGCCAAGGCCGGGCGATGGCTCGAATTCAGGGCGGCCTATCCCAAACGCGAGGGGGGACAGGGCTGGCCGGTGGCGGAGCGGAAATATACCGCCCTTGTCGCCGCCGGGATTCCCGAGGAGGTGCTGATCGGGGCGGCTCGGGCCTATGCCGCACACCTCACGGCAACCGGGAAGATCGGCACGCAGTACGTCAAACAGGCTCAAACGTGGATCACTCAGGAAGGATGGAAAGATGAATACACAACCGGCACCGGACGGCGGAAGCAGTCCGAGCTTATGGACGCCTGCGACGATCTCATCCGGGAGGCCAAGGCTCGCGTTGGCGATCGAGCACCTGATCAAGGAATCGGAGAGGGTGATTGGATCGAACACGATCCTGCTGTCTCGTACTGACTGCGAGGCCGTGCTCTCGGAGATCGAACGCCGCGGTGCGCGGCTGATGTCGGAGGTTGAGGCCGCCGAGGCCGTCAAGATGTTGCTCGGCATGTACCCAGCCCGACCGCCTCATGACCCGGAGACCTATGCCCGGGCCCTCACGGCGGTGTTCATGGCATCGGATCCTGACTTTGTGCGCCGGGTGGTGGACCCGATCAATGGCCTGCCCAGCCGGTGCAAGTTTTTGCCGACCGTGGCCGAGGTCAATGAGGCAATCGCCGCCGAACGGTTGCGCCGACAGACCATCCAACTCACGGCTCAGTGGATGCTGCGCGAGCACGACCGCCGCAAGGCCGAGGCCGAGGAGCGGCAGCGCTGGGCGCACCTCTCGCCGGAGGATATGGAGCGGCGCGCAGCCCAGGTGGCGGCCCTGCTGGGGCCGAAGCAGCCATGAGCACGGAAAAGCGCAAAATCCCCCTCGAGCAACAGATCAGCGAGGTGGGCCGGGAGATCGGCCTCCGGCGCAACGTCTATCCGCGCATGGTTGCACAGGGCAAAATGCGCCAGGGCGAGGCGGATGAGCACCTCGCCCGGCTGGAAGCTGCATTCACGACACTGACCTGGCTCCGGGATAATCGCGCCTGGGTACTGGCCGCGACCCCGGAATCCCCCTTACCAGCGCCCGCAGACCCCGCGTGAGTTCCGCGTCCTGCCCTTCTTGCAGGGGCGCTGGGCGGCCTTCTTCTTGGCCTTGGCAGGGGTAGCGGCCGCCGCGGACTTGGCCGCTGGCGCCGCCGCCGTGGGAGCGGGCGGGCCCTGCCGCTCGGGGAGCATCCCGGCCGCACAATGGGGCGGGGTCCGATAGACGATGGTGCCCTGCGTGGTCTGGTCTCCCAGCGTCAGGGAATAGGGCAGGGCGGCCGAGATGCACACGGCGAGAAACGAGGGGATCATTGCTTTCCTCCAGGATCCGGGAGCCATAGACGGCGCTTGGACTTGTGGCGATAGTAGCGGAGCAGATCGCGCATTCGCGTCAGCTCGGCCGAGCTGTAGCCTCCGGCCTTGATGAGGCGCCGGATCTCGGCCTGGGGGAGGCCGATCTCGCCCAGGCGCTCGGGGTGCCCGGCTTTGAGATAGCGGTTGGCCAGGTTCATCAGATGGCGCTCGCGCTCCAGCTCCTTCACCTTGGCGACGGTGGCGGCCTTGGGGCCCATGGTTCCAATCCTCCTGTAGATGTCATGTCTGGAATAGGGTGCCCCGTCCTGCAGGAGGTCGAGGGCGGCGATGGCGATCTGGTGGGTGGTGTAGGCCCGGAATAATCGTCCGCTGCCGTCCAGCACCCGCCAGGGCCGCAAGGCGCGGTGGCCTTCCCGGTTCTCCGGGCGGTGCTCGAGCTGCCACCTCATCGGCCCAGCTCCCCCTCGCACCAGTCGATGGCCTCCGTGAGCGAGTGCCAGGTGGTGCTCGAGGATCCCGATCGGGTCCAGACGGTGCCGCGCCAGAGCTGGCCGGTGTGGTTCACCCGGGCGACGATCGTCCCCCAGGCGGTGCGGAGGAAGGGGCCGCCGTGCCCCTCCCGCCATTTCATCGCGCATACTCCCCTGCCTCGAGCCCCGGCCAGACCTTGATCGCCTCGCGGTAGGAAAGCGGGTTGCCGTTCCGGCGGACCCACTGGCCGGGCTCGCGGTATTGCGGATCCTGCCTCGAGGTGTCGGGGACGATGGCCGCGTAGGCCTTCACCGTGCCCTCGACTCGCTTGACGAGGACGGTGAGCAGGATGGCGCCGCCGATCTCCTCGCCCTGGGGCATCGGGTAGCGGCGGGCGTCAAAGGCTTGGACTTCACTCATCTAGCTTTCTCCTCAGTAATGATGCCGGGATCCGACATAGTTGAAATCATTCAGGGCGGCCTCGTCCTCCCGATCGCGCTTCCGCCGGGCGGCCAGCGCCGCCCGGGCCTCGGCCTTGCTATCGAAGCGGCCGCCGATCGGGGCCTGGTGGGGGCCGCGGACGATGTACCAGCCGCCGAGCAACTTGTTGTGGACGATCTTGATCATTGGTATCTCCTCTCTTGCACCTCGAAGATGATCATTTTCGGTTCATACGTCAACAGAAAATGTTCATGCCGAGGTGTGGCAGGCGGTCGCACTTAGCGGCCGTCCAGGAACCCCTTGCGGATCTCGAGGCAGGCCTTGAGTCGCTTGATCCGTTCCAGAGCCACCTCCCGCCGTTCCGGGGTCTTTCCGGCCCTGGCGATGTACTCCTGCCAGCGCAGCGCGTCCTCGAGGGCCTGTGTTGAGCTGTTGTCCATCACGATTCCTCCATGGCCATGGTGCGCGCCGCCTCCTCGGCCTGGTCGCGGGTTTCAAAGCCGGTGCGGGTCTCGATCACATGGCCGCCGCTGCTCCGGGAGAAGCACCACCCGGCGTCTGTCTCGCCCCGCTTCGGGGTGTCGCGCCAGATCCGAAAGTCGATGGCCTCATGCCTCAAGGTGTAGGGCTGGGGCTCGTAGCCGGTGCCCTCGCAGCGGTCGCACCTCTCGCGCCAGCGCCCGCGGATAAACCCGTCCTGCTCAATGACGCCGATCATGGTGCCTGAGCCCTCGCAATCGCGGCAGGCCGGGGCGCCGGGGGGGTGTGGTGTGCCCATGTCTTCCTCCTCAGTTCAGTGAGCCGCCCCCGGAGGGGCGGCCTTCTCAACTCAGGCGTACCAGCTCGAGTACTTGGGCTGGCCGTCCCAGATCCAGGCGGCATGTCCCTCGACGGTGATCCGGTCGCCGGTGGCCCGGCAGGCGATCGGCTTGCCGATCAGCTTCTCCGCGGGGAGCGCCTTGCCCGACATGAAGCCGGTTTCCGGGCAACTCTGCTCGAGCTTCTGGACAATGACCATGGTCTCGCCCTTCAAGGCGGTGACCTGGTAGTAATCGACGTTGGTCTGGTCATAGCCCCAGGAGGTATAGAGGATGTGGCCAACCTCGAGCTTCCGGGGCTTCTTGGTCTCGGCCTTCCGCTTGGCCTTGTAGTCCGCGGAGAGCTTGGCACTCTCGGTCATCCGCTTCATGTAGGCGGCCCGCTGCTCCGCGGTCTTGAACGAGTAGTGAGCGCAGGGCTTCCCGGCGGTGCCCTGGAAGGCCATCAGGTAGAACTTTCCGAACTTGTCCTCCAGGTAGAACTCGATCTCGAGGCCCTTGGGCTGGATCTTGGTCTTGCCCTTGATGAACGAGGCCTTGTAGGCGGCCCGGTCTTCCTTGGTCATCAGTCTCGGCATTTCGTATCTCCTCTCTTGCAGCTCTGATATTAGAACCGTCCCCCGCGCCGTCAACAGAAAATGTTGTCGCGTGCCTGCGTCAGGGCGCCGCACTCTGGGGCGACAGCGCCACCAGATAGAGCTTGTCGAACGCTTCCTTGCGGCTGACATGCGATGTCGGGCACACCCGCCAATCGTTGCCCAGCACCGCCGCCAGGCGCCAGCGCTCCGCCGGGGCGCCGTTGCGCACCTCGGAGAAAACCACCCACTCCGCCCCGTCGATCGAGATCCGGTGCTCCCGGACAATGGTCGCCGCCATCAGCTCCTCCTCCCACCCGGGCCCCAGCTCGCCCCCTCTGCGACCAGCGCCGCAATGTGCGCTTCCGCCTCCGGCCTGCGGTCAAAGACCTCCGGCGAGTGGTAGGCCGCCCAACTCTCGCTCTCAGGCGCGTGGGTCTTCGCCGCAATCCGCCACCCATAGCGATCCTCGTAGGTGTAAAACCAACCCGACCTCATATCGCCTCCTTAAATGCCTGCCTGCTGCTCATGGGAACCTCGTCATCCTCGGCCACAATGAACCCGATCGTCGCCTTGGGCGCCTGGACCTGAATATACCGGAACACCTTCCCGGCCTTCGGGCCCGCCGCAATCTCCCGCACCTGTCCCACCTCACACACAGGGAGATCCTTATTCCACGGATAGAGGCCAGTCTGGCCAACCCCAATCCGCTCAATGTCCTGCCTGTTCATTCCAACCATCAACGCTCTCCTTTCATTTCCAACATAATCACCCCGCATCAGGGCACAACAGAAAATGTTGCTGTCGTGGTGAGGCGGTTTGACGCACCAATCCAGCAAACAAAGGCTTTGCGCCGTGTTACGTGATAATAATATGTTGACGGGAAGATTTGGCCGGTGCAAATTTTCTGCCGCCGGACACAGGAGAAAATGATGGACGAGTTTACAATCCCCAGCCCGCGCCAGGTGCGCGCCATCCGAGCTTGGTTCGATCTCAGCCAGCCCGCTTTTGCGGAGGCCTGCGGCATCGGGCTCACCACCCTGGTAAACTACGAGACCGGCCGCCGCCGGGCGTTGCCTGCGAGCCTCGACATGATCGCGCGCCAGGTGGCGAAGATGGGCATCACGTTCAACCGCGGCGGCGATGTGCTGCTGCCCAACTGAGGAGGGGACGCATGGAAAAGGCAACAATCGCTTGCATCAGAGAGGCTAGGGTGGGGGACCGGGTGTGGGTCCTGTGCGGCAATGAAACCGTTTTTGGCCCGGGCAGGGAGTACAAAGGCCGCGGCGCCTGGCACTTGCGCGAAGTGGTCAGAATTGCGCGCAAGTACTTCACGGTGAAGGAGGCAAAGTTCGAAGCAACCCAGGACTTTGAGATCGGCACCGGCATAGCGCGCTCCGTCAACGACTTCCGGCCGCCCGACTATGCCATGGGCGAGGTCGAAAAATGGATGAAAGAACACGAACACCGGATCAGGCGCGAGGTCGAGTTGTGCCGTGACGCCACACAACTCGCAGCCGTGGCCCGAATCTTCGGCTTTGAGCCCCCAACCGTTGACCCCAGGGAGATTATTCATAATGGACGATGAGATCCGGCGCCGCGAGGCCGAGCGTCAGGGCCGCCAGGCCTACATGAGCGGCAAGGAGCGCAATCCGCGCTGGCCCACCGACTTCCTCGCGGCCTTTGACCGGGCGGCCGAGGAGGACCGCCTCGACCTGGTTGAGGCCCAGAAAGCGCTCCGGGAATACACAGCCCGCGGCGGGACGCGCCTCGAGGATATAGACGAATGAAGGATGGCATTTGCTGGACGATGACCGTTCAAGTCACCCGGGTTGTGGGCGGCATAGCCAGTCCCGGACCTGTCACCATGAGCTATTCTGTTTTCGAGCCGGTTGAGGGCGCGGCAGAAACAGCCGGGGCGCAGAAGAAGCGCCTGGCCAAGATGAAAAAGGCCATGCGCCGCCTGCTGGCAGAAAAGGGGTGGATCTGATGTCCGAGTCGCTCCCATCTGCGGAGGCTCCCGCACCTGATCTGAAAAAGCTAGAATTGCGCGAGGGATGGCTTGATGACGTGATCAAAGACGCACAGGAAACACCAGAGGCTATCATCACCCGCCTCACCGCCGAGGTGGAGCGGCTGAAGACCAGCGGTATAGCAGAGGTGGCCGCGCACAATCCCTCCGTCATGGATTACATGCGTCATTGGGAAGGCCGCACACTCAAGGCTGAAGCCGAGGTGGAGCGGCTGCGGGCGGCATTGGCAGCGAAGCCGGTCAAGCCGCACCGCAACGCCCTGCACACGCCATAGAGAAACTGATGGAGAAGAACGATGGAAAGTGATCCGGGGTTTGGAGCGGCGGCATGAATCCCACAGACGAAGATAACGTTGTCGAGTTGCCCATCAAAGCGAAGGTTAAGCGCGATGGGAATGGGCCGATGCTGACCGTCGTGGACTCGTGGGCTTCAAGTGAAGGGTGCAATCACAAATGGCGCATGACTGGTTCCAAGATACAAAATGCACAGTATCTCATCCGTGAAGGTGAGACGGAGGTTGAGTGTGGGCTTTGTGGGACGCGCCTTGATCCTATGTTCGTGCTTCGCCAAATGGCGCACCACGAAACACAATGGCACCGAGGCCGCGAGAGATACCTTGACGAAATGAAGCGCCTGAAAGAACGGAGCAAGACCAAATGCACCCATTGCGGAAACATGACGACGATCAGCAGGCGATGATGGAGAAGAACGATGGCTGATGATCTGGTCGAGCGCGTGGCGCGGGCGATAGAACAGAGCCTTATCAAAGGCGGCACAACCCCTCTGGACGCACACCCATATTCACCGGAAGCGAAAGTGGCCATCGCCCTCGCGCTGGAGGAGGCGGCGAAGGTGGCGGAAGGCTGCGTCAAACAGGAGTGTTGTGGGAACCTTGTGGCGGATGGTTCAACATTTCCAGAATGCTGCGGCAGTCCAAATGTGATCCCGATGTACCCGAATGAAATCGCCACCGCCATCCGTGCGATGATCAAGGACTAGACACCTTCCCCATAATCCCCCACCATCACTCCGGAGGACGGCCAACGGATGCAGAAACCCATCATCATCTCTGACCATGCCATCTTGAGATACATGGAGCGAATCCTCGGCTTCGATATGGAGGTGCTCCGCCAGAAGCTCACCAAGGAGGTGGGCCGGGTGGCAGGCACCGGCGCCAAGACCTTCACCTCGGGCGGCGTGACCTATGTCCTCGAGACCCTGCCCTCCGGCGGCCTGTGTGTCGTGACGGTGTTGACCGAGAAAATGCGCTCGGGCACGCACCACCGCCAGCAATTCGCGCGCAGGCGGAAGGCGGTTGCGGAAACCGTGAAACCGTGACACAGTGGCCCCGGGTCGCCAAGTAACCCAGGCGTTTCCCCCCATAAACTAGAGCGCTCAACCTGGCGCTCTTTTTTTTGTGCCCCCGATGCTGTAGTGTCCGCGCATTGCAACCGGAGAACCACCCATGAACGCGGCGATCATGATCTCGATCGAGACAGGCGGAGCCATCGGTTCCGACATCATCCAGTGCTCGGCTCACGATGCCGTGGCACTCCAGCAGGCCCTTGCCACATGCCAGGGCCTTGTACCCGGCGAGGTGGCCCAGCGCCTCGCGGGCGTCTTCGCCGCCTTCCAGTCGGCCAAGGTGACCCACATCGACACCGGCGAGATATTCCCCACGGAACTGCCGCCCCCGCCGGACCAGGTGGACATGACGCCCCCAGCCGATGATCCCCCGCCGCCCATCCCGCTGCGGCCCCGGAAGGCCGCCAAGCGCTGATGCCCCGGGCGAAGGCCAAGCCCGCGAAGAAGGGCAAGCGCACCACCTCCAAGCCCGCGCTCGGCTGCACCCCCGAGAAGCTCGATGTCATCAAACGACTGGCGGCCAAGGGCTTCCTGGCCAATGAGATTGCGGACATCCTCGGCATTTCCCGCATGACCATGTGGCGCTGGCGCGCGATGGAACCCGGCGTGGCCCAGGCCCTCGTCATCGGCCATGAAGCAGCCAATGGCCGGGTGGAGCTGGCCGTCTACCAGATGGCGATCGGCTACGAGCGCGACGAGGAAGACATCAAGGTGATTGACGGCGAGGTGGTCCGGGTGCCGGTGCGCCGCTACTACCCGCCGAACGCCTCCGCCGCGGCCATGTGGACCCGGCACAAGATGCAATGGACCGATGACGCGGCCCCGATTACCACCGAGACCCCCGACGAAAAGCCGGTCGAGGTGCGCCAGCTCGCGCGCCAGGTCGCCCGGCTCCTCCACATCGCCAGCAAGGAGACAACGCAATGACTGACACCCCGTTCACCCCTAAACTGATGCCATTTTCCAACGCCCTGATGCACCTCAAGGAGGGTTGGCGCGTGGCGCGCCTGGGCTGGAATGGCAAGGGCATGTGGATCGAACTCCAGGAGCCCAATGCTCAAAGCAAGATGACCCTGCCATATCTGTTCCTCAACTACCCCGCGGGGTCTCAGGCTTACCCGAATGGGGCGCGCGTGCCATGGCTCGCCTCCCAGACAGATCTCCTTGCCGAGGATTGGGTGCTCCTCCAGTAGGCGCCCCCATGATCCCCCGCCGCCCGCGCCCCAGGGAGCCGCATGACAAACCTCCAGGCCGAACTCGAGAAACTGATAGCCGGGCTCCCACCCGAGCGGCGGAGCGAGATCGCCCAAGCCATCCGCCCCGCCTTCAAGGGCCAGCACTGGATCCCCAACAGCGGCCCCCAGACTGAGGCCCTCGAGACCGAGGCGGACGAGCTGTTTTATGGGGGCGAGGCCGGGGGCGGGAAGACGGACCTTCTCATCGGCACGGCCATCGCCAACCACCGGCGAAGCCTGATCCTCCGGCGCCTCAATGGCGAGGTGGACGGATTGATCGACCGCATGGAGGAGATCCTCGGCCATAACCGCGGCCTCAAGCGCAACCCTCCGGCCCGGTGGAAATTCCCGAATCAGCTCGTCATGTTCGGCGGGTGCCAGCATCTCGAGGACCGCGAAAAGTATAGGGGCGTGCCGAAGGACTTCATCGGCTTCGATGAGGTGACCAACTTCCTCAAGAGCCAATATGAATTCATCATCGGCTGGGCCCGCTCGACCACCCCGGGCCAGCGGGTGCGGGTCATCGCCACCGGCAATCCCCCCACCACCGCGGACGGCATGTGGGTGCTCGAGCGCTGGGGCGCCTGGCTGGATCCGAATCACCCCAACCCCGCCTTGCCGGGGGAGCTGCGCTGGTACACGACATTTCGCGGCCACGACTACGAGGTGGACGGGCCCGGCCCGGTGATGATCGACGGCCAGCAACTCCTCGATGAGAAGGGCCAGCCGGTCTATCCCAAGTCGAGGACGTTCATCCCGGCGAGTCTCGAGGACAACCCCGACCTGGCCGAGACCGGCTATGCCGCCACCCTCTCCGGCCTCCCCGAGGAATTGCGCCGCTCGATGAAAGGTGATTTCTCGGTCTCCCAGGTGGACGCCGAATTCCAAGTGTTCCCGTCCTCCTGGATCGAGGCCGCCATGGGCCGGTGGAAGGAGGAGGGCCGCCAGCGCGAGATGGACGTGATCGCCGCGGACATCGCCCAAGGCGGGGCCGATCGCACCGTCTTCGCCCGGCGCCATGGCAAGTGGTTCGACCAGCTCCTGACCTGGCCGGGGCGCGAGACCCCCACCGGCTCGATCGTCGCCGGGCTCCTTGTCATGCACCGCCGCAACGGGGCGGAGATCATCATCGACATGGGAGGCGGCTATGGCGGATCCACCCGCGACCACCTCACCAGCAACGACGCCGAGACCTCGCTGCCGATTCGCCCCACCCTGTACTCCGGCGCCGCGACGGCCGAGGGCATCCGCGACCGCACCGGCCGTCTGATGTTCACCAACCTCCGGGCCGCCTCCGCCTGGAGTTTCCGCGAGCAGCTCGACCCCGAGACCGGGGCCAACCTCGCCCTTCCACCGGATCCCGAATTGCGGGCCGAGCTGGCGGCGTTCCGCTGGGAAATGCGGCCGGGGTCGAAGGTGTTCGTCAAGTCCAAGGACCAGATCAAGGATCTCCTCGGCCGCTCCCCGGACAAGGCGGACGCCATCATCATGGCGGCTTATGCGAGGGGCAAGACAACGGTTGCATCCGGTGGTATAGGGGGCAGCATGACGCGAGCAATCACGTCATCGCGCAAACCCAGGAGGTAGCCATGTCTGGTGTCATGAAAGCGATTGGTTCGATTATGCCCAAGCCCCAGATGCCGAAGGCCGCCCCCGCGGCGGCCATGCCCCGGATGCCGGACCCTGCCGCCCCCGCCGCCCGGCTGGCGGCGCGCAAGGAGATCGAGAAGAAGCGCGAGCGCGGCCGCGAGGGCACAATCTACAGCCGCGGCGGCACCAGCTACTCCAACCAGTCCCTCGGCGGCGCTCAGTAACGGGCGCCCCTTCACTTTCAGGAGGCCCCCATGCCGGTACTCGGCGCGCACGGACAGCTCGTCTGCCAACAGGTTCTCGATGCCTTCACCAAGCGCGACTCCCTGATGAGCTTCTTTCAGGACATCAGCGAGCACTTCTATCCCGAGCGCGCGGATTTCACGATTGAGCATAGCCTGGGCGAGGACTTCGCCTCGCGGCTCTACGCCTCCGAGCCAAGCCTGTTCCGCCGGGATTTCGGCAACTACATCGACGCGGCATTGAGGCCCTGGGGGCGGGACTGGTTCAAGATCGTCGCCCAGGATCCGCGCCTGCGCAAGGTGCTCTCGGTCCAGCAATACCTCGAGACCCGCTCCGAGATGACCATGCAGCTCCTCAAGGACCGGCGCTCGAATTTCTCGAACGCGGTGCGCGCCGGGGACCATGATTGGGTGACCTTCGGCAATGCCGTGACCTCGGTCGAGGGGCGGAGCGATGGCATGGGCCTGCGCTTCCGCACCTGGCATCTCCGCGATTGCGCGTGGCGCGAGAACTATGACGGCGAAGTGGACACCTTCTATCGCAAGATCAAGGTGTCGGTGCGCAACCTGTGTTCCCAGGAGCGTTCCAAGAACTGGAGCATCCCGCCGAAGGTCAAGGAGAAGCTGGCCAAGACCCCCAACGACATGGTTGAAATTTACCATGTCTTGGTGCCGTCGATGGAATATGCCCCGGACAAGAAGACCGATGCAGGCTGGTATTCCTGCTATCTCATGCCGGACATGCAATGGGAGATCTCGGCAAAGCCGGAATATGTGTTCAACTATTCAGTGTCGCGCTGGTTCCGAATCGACTCCTCGCCCTATGCCCTGTCACCCTGCACCATCATCGCGCTGCCGGACGGCCGCACACTGCAGACCATGACCTGGAGCATCATCGAGGCAGGCGAGAAGGCCGTCGAGCCGCCGCTGGTGGCACAATCCGAGGCCATCCTCTCGGGCGTGGACATCCGCTCCGGCATGGTGACCTGGGTGGACCAGCGCTATGACGAGCGCACCGGCGAGGCGATCCGCGCCCTCGAGCTGGGTGCGACCCCGGAATTCGGGGAGGCCTTGCGCCAGGGCATCACCGGCAACCTCAAGGATGCGTTCTATCTCTCCAAGCTGTTCCTCCCCCAGAACAACCCGCAGATGACGGCGGAGGAGGTGCAACGGCGCCATGAGGAATTCCTCCGCGTGGCCCAGCCGGTGATTGCTCCGGCCGAGAGCGAGCGCAACGCCTCGATCCTGGACATTGCCGTCGAGATGGCCATCCGCATGAAGCTCTGGGGCCCGCTCGATGAGATGCCCCAGGAGTTGCGTGGCCGCGATGTGGAATACACCTTCGACAACCCGCTCCAGGACGCCCAGCGCCAGAGCAAGGCTTTCGCCTTCAACACCAGCATGGGCATCGTGAGCCAGGCCAAGCAGCTCCTCAAACCGGGCGTGACCGAGCACTTTGACGAAACCCAGGCTTTCCGCGATGCCATCGCGGGCGTGGCCCCGCCGAACTGGCTCAAGGATCCCGACCAGGCGGCCGAGGACCAGCAGCTCGAGGAGGAGTCGCAGATCGCCGGTCAGGCCATGGGCGAGATGGGCGCCATGGCTGAGATGGCGGGCAAGATGCCCCAGCCGGTGGCCGCGTGAAGTTCAAGCCGCCGGTCAATCCCTGGGAAGCGCCCGAGCTGGGCGAGGCCGAGATCCTCGCCATCAAGGCGCTTTCCACCGGCACGGCCTCCGCGCCCCAGCAGCGGATCGCCCTGATCACCATCCTCACCAAGTTCTCATGCGTCTATGACATGAGTTTCCGGCCGGGCCCGGACGGCGCCCGAGCCAGCGATTTCGCGGAGGGCAAGCGATTCGTGGGCGCCCGGATATTGAACGCCATCGACCGTCCATTGCCCCCACGACAGGAGAAACAAGATGAACGCACCGGCCCCGAAACTGCCCGACCCGATCGCCGCAACCCCAAGCCCCCCGCCCGCCGCGGCAAGCCCGCCCGCCCCGCCGCCGAGTGATCCGCCTGCCGGTGAGGCAACGCCCGCGGATCCCAAGCCCAAGGCAGGCTCGATCTACGAGGACGTAGGCGAGCTGGAGCCGGGCAAGGAAGGTTCTTCCGCCTGGCCCACCGATTGGCGCGAGCAGTCGGTCGCAGCGATTGGCGACCCCAAGGCGAGCAAGATGCTCGAGCGCTTCCAGAACGTGCCCGAAATGGCCAAGGCGCTATACGCCGCCCAGCAGAAGATCCGCTCGGGCGAGTACAAGCGCGCCGCACCTCCGGCCGACAACCCCGAGGAGATCAAGGCCTGGCGCGAGGAGCAGGACATCCCCGAGACGCCGGACGGCTACGAGATCCCCGGCGTGGACCTCTCCCAGGTCGAGCCCGAGGCCAGGGCGGCGATCGACCACATCCGCACCCGGCTGCATGGCGAGAACTTCGACAAGGGCAAGGCGGCCGTGGTGGCGACCCTCCTCCAGGAGGTGGCCCAGATGGAGATGCAGCGCACCGCCGAGGCGGACGCGAATCGCATGGATGCCGTCGAGGACACCCTCCGGGCGGAGTGGGGCGCGGACTACCGCAAGAATCTCAACATGAACGGCGCCCTGCTTTCCCAGCACTTCGGGGAGGACATGGACTCCGTGCTCAAGGCCCGGATGCCGGACGGCACCCGCCTGGCCGATAACCCGGCGTTCAGCAAGTTCCTCAATGCCATGGCCCGGGCCAGCGGCAATGATGTGATGTTCGAAGGCGATGCCTCGGGCGGCACCTCGATCGACGCCCGCCTCGAGCAGATCCGCCAGGTGATGAGCACCAACATCAACGAATATCACGCGAAAGGCCTGGACATTGAATATGCCCAGCTCCTCGAGAAGAAGGCCGCCCGCGGCGGACGATGACACTGAACGGCGGGTGTGCTACACCCGCCCACACCCATAGGAGGCGGCGATGCAGAACGTGATTGGAAATGTCGGCGGGACCAACAAGATCATCGACGTTCAGTTGACTGTCCAGGCGGCGGCCTATGCCACCGGCGAGATCATCGGCGGCAAGATCACCATCCCCAAGGCCATGGCCCGCGATGGCGGCTCCGGCCTGCTCAAGTCGGTGCTGCTCTGCTCCAAGGCGGATCTCACCGTCAACATGGACCTGGTGCTGTTCTCCGAGGATCCGTCCGGCACGACCTTCTCCGAAAACAACGCCGTTGCCATCGCCACCACGGACGTGGCCAAGGTGCTCGGCGCCGTCCAGCTCGCCACCCGCTTCGACATCGGCACGCCGGTGGTGGCCGGGGCCTATAACGTGGACATGGTTGTGCAGTCCGCGGCAGATTCCCGCTCGCTGTTCGCCTGCCTCATCGCCCGCGGCGCCTACACCCCGGCGGCCACCGCCGATGTGATCCTCCGCTTCGGCATCCAGCGCGATCTCTGATAAGAAACTGTTGCCCTCGTTGGCAGAAAATCACTCGGATTGCGTGAAAATACACGCTGCGATATAAGAGCGGCTGTGCTGGCCAACCCGCTCCGGCGGCCCCAGCATCCTCGAGCCGGACTATCGCGCCCCAGGCAGGAACCACCTCGGCCCCGCAAGGCCAACCCGAGGCTCCGAAATGGCCAACCGCTGATCACGGCAGATCAAACGGTAACCCATAACAGGAGCATTTCCGATGCCCGGTGCAGCCCCCCAGATTCAATATCGTGACGAATTCATTGCCGCCTTCGGCCAGCGTCAGAGCCTCCTCAAGGAGACTACGACCAAGGAGTCGATGATCAAGGGCAACAAGGCCACGTTCCTTATCGCCTCCTCGTCCGGCGCCGCCGTGACCCGCGGCGTCAACGGCCTGATCCCGTCGAGCGACAACAGCAACACGCAGGTCGAATGCACGGTGGTCGAAAAGCATGACCTCCGCGAGATGACCGGCTTCAACATCTTCCAGTCGCAGGGAGATCAGCGGGCCATCATGCAGATGAACACCATGTCGGTGATCAACCGCGACATGGATTCGGTCATCCTCACCGAGCTGGCCACGACCTCGCTCGACACCGGCTCCGCCGCGACTGCTTCGCTGACCATGGTCTCCAAGGCCATTGCCCAGCTCCAGATCAACGGCGTGGCCTGGGACGGCAACGTCTATGCCGTGGTCTCCCCGGCGTTCCTGCTCTACCTCATGGCGATCGCTTCCTTCGCCAGCGCCGACTATGTCACGGTCAAGCCCTTCGTCAGCTTCCCCGGCTGGAGCGCGGCCTCCGAGAAGCAGTCCGGCCAGGGCTGGTACGAGTGGATGGGCGTGAAGTGGATCGTCAGCAACCAGATCGCTGGCATCGGCACCAACTCCGAGACCTGTCTCATGTATCACCGCTCGGCCATCGGCCACGCGGTGGACACCAAGGGCGTGGACTCGGCCATCGGCTACGACGAGAAGCAGCAGATGAGCTGGGCCCGGTGCTCGGTGTTCCACGGCGCCAAGCTGCTGCAGAACGCCGGTGTGGTTCGCATGATCCATGACGGCTCGGCCTTCGTCGCCACCTAACGATTGAGCGAGGCGGGGTGATCCCGCCTCTCCCCTCTCCCTTCAACGCTCAATAGGAGCACGAAAATGGCTTACGTTTCTGCACAATGGAACCTCATGGTGGCGGGTGTCGGTGACGCCCCCTCGATCTGGCTCGGCTACGGCACCGACATCCACACCGATGCCGACGAGGCCGGGTTCATTGCCGATGGCGCCGCCAAGGGCTTCCGGGTCAACGATGTGGTGATCTACGTCAAGACCTCCGCCACCATTGGTGCCACCATCCACGTTGTCACGACCGTGACGGCCGGTGGCGCCGCAACCATGGCACCCGCAATCCTGGCATAACTTTTTTCTCCGGTTGTGCTAGATGGTGGGGCGGGGGCGCAATCCCCCGCCCTTATCACAGGAGAAACCCATGCAGACCCCGGCCCTCGAAATCAAAGCCCCCGCCTCCCGCAGGATCGCCCTCCCGGCGACATACCTCTCGCTCGCGCAATATGTGTCGCAGAGCTATTTCACCCTCATCCCCATCGGGCACACGCCGGAGGATCTGCTCCAGCCCGAGTATTGGATGCACGCCGCGCGCAAGCTGCGCCCGAACTATTTCATCAGGGTCAGGGCCGAGGATGGCTCCTTCGACGGCGAGTTGCTGGTGATCCAGGCCTCCGATACCTGGGCCAAGTGCGTGTGGTTCATCCTCAACCAGCGCGATGGTGCCGAGCGTGCCGATGCCGACTATTCGCCCAAGCGCGACAATTTCAAGATCGAGCCCAACGCCCGCGGCTGGCGCTTGATCGAGAAGGCCTCGGGCAAGATCATCGCCAAGGATCTGCCGCAGAAGGCGGACGCCGAAAAGGCGCTCGACCTCTACCTCGAAGACATGAAGCACTAGCGCCAGGAGGGCCAGGCCGTGACCACCCAGCTCGAGATCTACAACCTGGCCCTCTCCCATATCAAGGAGAGCCAACTCGCCGCCGTGGATGAAGCCCGCGAGGCGCGCTATGTGCTCGACACCCACTATGACCAGGATCTCCGCTGGATGCTCGAGGCGGGGTTCTGGAAATTCGCCATGCGGACGGTGAAGATCGACTATGACCCCGACACGGCCACCGCATTCGGCGCCAATAGGGTGTTCAACAAGCCCGAGGATTGGGTTCGCACCTATCTGGTCTCGGGCTCCGAGCGCCTTGACCCGCCACTCGAGGAGTGGCTTGAGGAGGGCAACACCTTCATCGCGGACGTGACCCCGATCTATGTGCGCTACGTCTCCAACTCCGACACCGGCTATGGCATGGACATGACGCGGTGGACGGCCCGCTTCATCGAGGCCTTCTCCTGGCGCCTGGCGCACTCGATCGCGCCCAAGATCACCGGCGCCTCGGACAATGCCAAGGGCAACCTCAAGGCTGACGCGGACAACGCGCTCAAGGAAGCCCTGACCTTCGAGGCCATGCGCGAGCCGACCAGGCGGCCGCCGGACGGGCGATGGAACAAGGCCCGGTTCAGCGGCTACCGCGGATCCTCCGGCGGACACAGGTACGCCTAATGGCCCGGGAACGCCCCCACCTTTTCGCCCTCAACGGCGGCGCCGTCTCGCCCCTCGCGCTGGGCCGCACCGATCTCGCCCGGATGCGAATCACGGCGGAGGAATTCCACAACTGCTTCCCCAAGGTGATCGGCCCGCTCCAGTTCCGGCCGGGCCTCGAGCATGACGGCTCGACCTATAACGATCTCGCGGGGCGGCATCTCCCCTTCATCTTCTCGGCCGAGGACACCGCCCTGGTGGAACTGACCGATCTCAGGATCCGCCCGCTGGTGAACGGCTCGCCCATCTCCCGGGCCTCGGTCTCGACCAGCATCACCAACGGCAACTTCTCCAGCGGCACCGGCTGGACGCTGGTCGATGCCAACGTCAATTCCACCGTCTCCGGCGCCTTGGTGCTGATCCCCGACGCGCGCGGCCGCACCGCCTCGGCCTCGCGCTCGTTCAACGTCTCGGCGGGCGACCAGGCCACGGAACACGCGGTGCGGATTACCGTCACCCGCGGCATCGTGCGCTTCAAGCTGGGCACCTCCTCCGGCGGCCAGGACATCCTTGCCGAGACCGAACTCGGGCCGGGCGTGCATAGCCTCGCCTTCACGCCCAATGCCGCCACCGTTTTCATCCAGCTCAACTCCGCCGCCGAGACCCAGGTGGTGGTGGACGAGATCCAGATCGAGGCGGCAGGCGAACTCTCCCTCACCTCGCCATGGTCGGCGGCGCAGTTGTTCGAGCTCCGTTATGTGCAGTCGGGCGACGTGATTTTCGTCGTTCACAAGGATCACGCGCCCCGCCGCATCGAGCGCCGCGGCATCCGTTCCTGGTCGCTCACCATCCAGCAGATCACCAATGGGCCGTGGAAGGGCAAGACCGCCAACGTCACGCTCGACCCCAACGTGAGGACCGGCAACGGCACCATGACGGCCTCCGCGGCCTTCTTCACCCCCGACATGGTGGGGGCCCTGTTCGAGCTCACCTATGAGAAGACCACTGCCTCCAACCGCCTCGGGGGAGATGACACCTATTCCGACTGGGTGCGGGTGGCGGGCTACACCACCAACGCCAGCAACACCGCCGTCAACGAGCGCCGCGTGACCATGAGCCGCTCGGGGACGTGGAGCGGCACGCTGCGCGAATACTCTGCCGACTCCCCCGATGGCCCGTGGGTCGAGGCACTGTCGTTCTCCGACAACAACGGCAACTACAACCGCAACGTCGGGTCCAATGGCCAGATCACCTATTACCGCATGGGCTTCGGCCCCGACGCCCATTCCAGCGGCGTGGCGGTGGTCAATCTCGAAGTGCAGGGCGGCGGCGGCACCGGCGTGGTCCGGGTGACCGGCTACACCAGCCCCACCTCGGTGTCGATCGAAGTCCTCTCACGGCTGCACTCCTCTGACAACTGCTCCAACTGGCGCGAGGGCCTGTGGTCAAACCAGCAGGGCTGGCCTTCGGCGGTGGAGATCTTCGAGGGGCGCCTGTGGTTCGGCTCGGCCGACAAGCTGGTGGGCAGCGCCTCCGACGATTTCGAGACCTTCTACGAGGAGGAGATCACCGACGCCTCCCCGATCGTGCGCTCCGTGGCGGCGGGCCCGGTCAACCGGGTGCAATGGCTGATGGGCCTGGCGCGGCTGCTGGTGGGCACCTCCGGGGCGGAATCCTCGGCCCGCTCCTCGAGCTTCGATGAGCCGATCACCCCAACGAATTTCTCGATCAAGGACGCCTCCACCATCGGCTCCGCCGACATCCAGGCGGTGAAGGTCGATCGCTCCGGCGTGTTCGTCAATCGCTCCGGCAAGCGCTCCCACATCCTGAGCTATTCGGTCGAGGCCCAGGACTACACGGCCAGCGAACTCTCGCGCTACAACCCCTCCATTCTCGATTCCGGGGTGAAGGTGATGGCGGTGCAGCGCCAGCCCGACACAAGGGTGTGGTTTGTGCTCGAGGACGGCACGGCCGCGGTGCTGACCTATGAGCCCGCCGAGGACGTGCTGGCCTGGACCACCTTCGAGACCGACGGCGACATCGAGGACGTGTGCGTCCTGCCCAACACCGAGGGCGATGACGTGTTCCTCATCGTGGCCCGCAACATCGACGGCACGCCGAAGCGCTACCGTGAGCGCCTGGCCTATGAGCAGAACGCCGAGGGTGGGGCCTCCTGCCGGATGGCCGACAGCTACAAGGTGGTCACCCTCGCGGCCTCGGCCACCGTCACCGGGCTTTCCCATCTCGAGGGCGAGACCGTGGTGGTGTGGCAGGGCACAGCCCCTCTCCTCACCGACGCCGGGGAACCCCGCACCTTCCAGGTCTCGGGCGGGCAGATCACGCTGCCTTCCGCCTTCACCGGCGACGTGATGGTGGGCATCCCCTACGAGGGAAGGTTCAAGTCCACCAAGCTGGCCTATGCTGCCCAGACGGGCACCGCCGTCACCCAGCGCAAGATTGTCAGCCGGGTTTCGCCGCTGCTCTACAAGGCCCACATGCGCGCGGTGCTGTTCGGTCAGGATTTCACCCGCATGGATCCCCTGCCGCGGTTCTATCGCGGCGCCGACCAGGGCGTGAATGCCTTCCTCGAGGACTATGATTCGGATGGGTTCACCCTGCCCGGATCCTGGAGCACCGACTCCCGGCTGTGCATGAAATTCCGCTCGCCGCTCCCGGCCACCGTGCTCGGCGTGGTGCTGGAGGTGGAGAGCCATGAGCGCGCTTAGGGTTCGGGAAATGCGGGCGCGGGACATGGTGAAGCACTCGCGCTACATCGTGCCCAGGTTTTTCGGCTTGGTGGCGGAGTTGGACGGCCGCGAGATCGGCGCCGCCTCGATCGTCATCGGCCAGGGCAACCGCCCCTTCCTCAACCTCGACATGGCCGAGGAGTTGCGCCGCTTCCCGCTCCTCATGCACCGGCTGGCCAAGCAGATGGTGGCGGCGGGTGTCTCGCAGCTCGGGGAACTTTATGCCATAGAGGCCAAGACCGAGCCCACGGCGGAGCGGTGGTTGTTGCGTCTCGGGTTCAAGCCGACAGGCGAGAAGATCAACGGCGAAAGGGTTTTCAAATGGCTCCCGTAATGGCAGCACTCGGCGCGGTTGGCGGGTTTCTGAGCGCCAACGCTGGCGCCATCGGAACGGCTCTCACAGTAGGCGGATCTCTCCTTGGAGCGGGTGGCTCGGTCTATAGCGGAATGCAGGCCGAAGCCTCCGCCAAGGCCCAATCCAAGGCGATGAAGGAGAAGGGCGACCAGGAATATGCCATCGCCCAGCGCCGCGCCATGGAGACCAGGCGGCAGAAGCAGCTCGCTCTCGGGCGCACCCAGGCGGTGGCGGCGGCCTCGGGCGGAGGCACCGGCGATACCGTCACCGACATCATGACCGGCATCGAGCAGCGCGGCGAGTACAACGCCCTGACCGATCTCTACAGCGGGTCCGTGGCGCGCAATGACCTCTACACCAGCGCCGCCATCACCAAGGCCGAAGGCAAGCAGGCCAAAACGGCAGGCTTCATCAATGCAGGAACCGGCCTCCTCGGGACCGCCGGAACCATCTATTCCGACTATGGCAAGCGCAAGCGCGCGAGCCGGTCCTATGACTATGCAATGGGAGAGTGACCATGCCGAGGATGCCGACAGAGGAAGCCCTCGGTTTCAACCTCCCGCGCAGCCGGGATGTGCCGCGCCAGCAGGAGGACATCATCGGCCGCGCCGTCAGCCGGGCGGGCCAAGCCATCGAGGGGGCGGGCCGCGTGGTCTCGGACGAGGCCGATCGCAACCTTGAACTCGATCGGGATCTCGCGCTCCGGCAGAAGAAGGAGGACGATGCCCTCGACCTGGCGCGGGCCCGGGCCGATTGGAACAAGCGCCGCCTCGAGGAGGATGACCTCTATCAGCTCGACAAGAATCCCAACTATGACGGCTGGGAAAAGGGCTACACCACCAACATCGAGAAGCACCGCAGGACATCGGCCGCGCTCATCCGCAGCCCGAAGCTCCGCGAGAAATTTGAACTCGAGACCTCCGACGATGTGGTCTCCGGCTCGATCAATGTCCGCAACCGGGCCCAGGGGATCGACCGCGAGCGGCGCGTGACCGAGGCGGTTTATGGTCTGGACGAGACCATCACCCTCGCCACCAGGCCGGGCCTCGACCGCAAGACCTCGGAGGGCATGATTGCCCAGGCGCGGGCCAACATCGACAACATGGTCGATGCGGGATTGATCGACCCGGCCAAGGGGATCGAGTTGCGCCGCAACCTGGCGAAGAAGTACGCCAAGACCAAGGTGGCCCAGGACATCCAGGACAACCCGCTCGCCGCTTCGGCGTGGCTCGAGGGTGGCGAAGGTGGTGCGGTGGGCCTGATCCGCAAGCAGGAAGGCTATCGCGCCCGGCCCTATTGGGATGAGAACGCCTATCGGGTGGGCTTCGGATCCGACACCGTGACCCTCGAGGACGGCACGATTCTGCCGGTCAAGCCGGGCATGGTCATCACAAGGGCCGATGCCGAGCGCGACCTCAACCGCCGCATTGGTGAATTCCAGTCCGGCATTGTCCGCGATGTCGGCCCTGATGCCTGGGGCGCCATGCCTGCCTCGGCCAAGGCCGCCCTGACCTCGGTCGCCTACAACTATGGATCCCTTCCCGGATCGGTAGTGAACGCCATCAAGAGCGGCGACCTCGGCCAGGTGGCGGAAGCGGTGCGCGGCTTGCAGGGCCACAACAAGGGAATCAACGCCCGGCGCCGCAACGAGGAGGCCGACATCATCCTCTCGGGCGGCGATGACATCGCGGACCTCACGCCCCCGGAATATTACTCGATCCTCGAGACCGATGAGCGCATGGCCCTCCAGGCGGAGGCCGATGGCGAGAGAGCGGCGCGCGAGAAGGAAACCCGGGAAGCCTCGGCCCTCGAGCGCTACCAGGTAAAGCAGGCGATCGAGGATGACCTGGCCCAGATCGAGGCCACCGGCAAGGCCGGGACCGTGGACCCCCAGACGGTGGTCAACACCCTGGGCGAGGATGACGCGGCCAAGTGGCTCGAGAAGCGCCAGCAGGCGGTGGAGATCTACGAGGCCGTCACCGTCCAGGACTCGATGACCAACGAGCAGATCGAGGAGCACCTCGAGGGGCTCGAGCCCAAGCCCGGGGCGGATAACTTCGCCCGGCGCCAGGCCGTCTATGAGAGGGCCGAGAAGCGCGCCAAGACCCTCCAGGATCTCCGCCTCAAGGATCCGGCCAAGGCGGTGGAGGACTCGCCCATGGTGGCCCAGGCGAAAGAGGCCTACAACCCCGCCCGCCCCGAGAGCATTCAGGGCGTGATCCGCGCCCGCCTCGCAGCTCAAGAGCAAGTCGGCATCCCCAAGGCGATCCAGAAGCCGGTCACCCGCAAGGAAGCCTATGCCATCATCGCGCCGGTGCAGACCATCATCGACCAGGTGGACGCCGCCATCATCACCGCGCAATCGAAGGCCAAGACCCCGGCCGAGCGCCGCACCGTGGCCAAGGCCGCCCGCAAGGCGGCCGAGGACGAGATCCGCGCCACCATCGACCAGGTGGAGGAGATCTATGGGCCCTATGCCCAGGACGTGCTCGCCTTCGCCATCGCGGAATCGGTCAGGGACAAGGAGATCGGGGATCTCGCCGCCTCGATCTACCGCAAGATCCAGAAGGGCGAGCAGCCCACCGTGAGCGAGACGCAAGGCCTCGAGGACGCAACCGAGGCCAGCGTGGCAGAGAAGGCCATGGACGGGCAAGTCCCCGCCCAGGCCACCACCCC